TTCTGTTACACAACTTATTGGGAAATATAAACAACCTTTCGATAGTGATTATTGGTCCGAAAAGAAAGCTAAAGAACGAGGTATTTTAAAGGAGGAAATCCTTAAAGAGTGGAAGTATAAAGCTGATTTTTCCACACAGAAAGGTTCAGCGTTTCACGCCTTTGCTGAAAATTATTTATTTAATAAAGTATTTCCATTCCCAGAAGAAGAAATGACTGAAGTTTTAGGTGGTACAGAAAACATGTTAGAGTGTAGAGCCGCTGTTAAAACTATTATAGAGTTGTTTAAGAAATTTTACGACGATTCTTATGGTAAACTAATACCTGTTAGAGCTGAGGTTGTTGTGGGTGATGAAGAGTTGGGTTTATGTGGTATGATTGACCAATTGTTTTGGAATGAGAAGTCTGGTAAATTAGAGATTTGGGATTGGAAGACAAACAAGAAGATAGATGATAAAAATAAATGGCAACAATTTAAAGACCCTATAGGTCATTTAGATGTTTGTGAACTTAATACCTACTCTTTACAACTTGCAACATACAAACGTATAGTCGAAAGAAACACCAACCTTAAACTAGGCAATTCTTATATTGTTTGGGTTAATGAGAAAAATGACAAATATGAGGTTTTTAAGTGTCACGATTTTGATGATGAGGTTACTAATTTATTATCTGAGTGTGATTTGTGATAACCCATCTACCCCACCTAACTCAGCAACGTCCTTATCTTTATGTATCTTTATCAACCTAACCCTATTACTTAACCTACCACCATCTAATTTTCTGTAAATTTGTTGTGCGTCCTCCCAAGCGTCACCATCTAAACAAATAACGATATTAGATTTACATTTATCATATAGTTTTTCCCATAATTTTTCAGATAGGATTTTACCTAGTATTGGTATTGAGTTGTTTATAAAAAACATGTCGAACACCCCCTCAACCAAATAAACATCAGCTTTCCAATTTATTTTAGATTCATTGAATATTATTTCTTCTTTGGGTGATTCTGGATTCTTATACTTCATCCTTTGATTTGTATATGAGCGAGCTACAAAATAATTAATATTTTTTTTTTCATCAAATGATGGTACAATTACCCTTCCCCTATATGGACCCTGTGTTGTATAACCAATAGAATATTTTAATATAATATCTTCACTTATATTTCTCCTATATAAGTAATTAAAAGCCTCTTTATATGGTATGGTTAATTGGTTGCCCTCCTCAAACGAAATAAACTCTTTTGGTAGTTCTAGTTTTTTATATTTTTTCGTTTTAGGTTTAAACTCTTCTGGTGAAATTAAGTTCCAAGTTTTTCTATGTTGTTTATTACCCCATTTAAAAAATAGTTTATTTAGTGAACCATGAGTTTCGTGCGTCTCACTACAAGCCCAACATTTATACACACCTTTTAAATAATTAACCTCTAAATTACCTTTCCCATCTAAACTGTCTAAGCTTTTTATTTCGTAGGAGCAGGTTGGGCAATCAAAAGATATTTGTCCTTTTTCTGAATAGTGGCTGTTAGTATCACCTAAAACACTATTAAGTAAATCTACAATTAAGTCGGTTTCCTTCATGTGTATAAGTTAAGTAATTTAAATCAGATGTTCAATCCTAAGACCAAATACCTTCTTTGTTCATATGACCCAAAACACAAGTGTAAGCGTCTGTCATATCAAAGTTTTCTTTCCTAAGTGTATTGTTTCTAGTGTATGTCCACGATATGTGGGGTTGTTGGTCTGAAACTTTTTTCCATATAATTTGTTTCTTATCACAACCTTTTTCATACCCACCAAATAATACTTTCTTACCTTTTTTGTTTTGAGAGTATAATTCTTTAAACGCGTATTTCCTAGAGTCGTAGGTTGAAATATACGTGGGGACTACCCCTAACACATCATAACATATTTTGGATATCATCCCGTTAAACCTAAGTAATGTCCCTACCGTATTTACATTATTACTTCTTAGTAGTGGTTCCTCTATTATAACTTTCACAATACCAACACCAACATACTTTTTAACCACATCACTAAAAGCCGAGGCCTTTAATAATAGTTGTTCTATTTTATTGTCTGGTATTGGTTTTATTTTGGGTGAGAAATGAGTCAGTTCTAATAATTCTTTTGACGAATAATCAAATAATGCCCACCCTATAGTTTTTGTTGATACGTCTAACCCTAAAACTTTAGGTGAATTTTTAATTTTTTCCATACTTTAAATATCTAATACTTAAACTTTAAAGTAAATATTTGAGTTGAGTTTGCTGGTTTTGCAACTGGCCTATCTGGTTTTGCTATAGCTAATAGATTGTCTTGTGAATCGAATAAACCAACTTCAGTAATGTAAGCACTATAGTCTTGAGACCCACCGGTTAACGAATAGACACCATTAGCTACAGTAAGAGCCCCACCCGCACCATTATCAATCTCTGGTGAAGCTGTAACATTCTCAGTCGAATAAAACTCACCATCATTAGCTGTGCACTCAACACTTAAAACCCATTCTTTTTCAAAGGTAAAAAACTCACACCTAGCAGATGTGGAAGCTGTAAAAGTAGTTTCTGTCATCGCTGTTGCGGCTCCAGTTCCACCAGCTTGTGACCCATATGGGTATCCGGTAGCACCACTGGAAGTACCGGAATAGTAAAACCATTTTACTATATCTGGGTCTGTTATAACACAAAACCCTTTATCTAAGTAAGCTATCCCTATAGGTTTATCACCACCACTACCTAAGGTTACTTGTGGTTTTCTATTTGAGTTGTTCACATCCATATTGTAAAACTTAGTATTACCGTCAGTATACCCAACTGGAGAATCTGAAGGTGTTGTAGACCCCGCATTGTCCCATTCAGTCGGATATCCAGCACTCCAACTTGTACAACAACTGTCAACTGGTAATGTAAATGTACCACCATTGTTAGTTGCTTTATCACTAAATAAAAAGGCTACATTTGTACTTGGTTTTCCCACGTCAGCTGTACCAGGGTTAACACTATGCCCAAACCCAGCGGCGTAAGCATGGTTATCTGAAGACCAGTTTGCTGGGTTAATATAACTACTATATATGTCTATCATTTGGTATGTACCATTTGTTGTGTGAGCTGTTGGGAGTATGAGGTGTATACTTCTACCATCAATTAACTCACCATATGTATTTTTACCAATATTAATCACTAGAGCATCACTTTGGTTTAGTCCACTAAAATACGAATCTGTGGGTATGTTAGGCCAAGTTGTTCCACTCATATTAGTGACGGGTAACTTAAAAGAACTATACATATTAGAGAATTGTCTACCGTTTGATGGGTCTCTTTGTATTCTTGTAAATGTTAGGTTGGTACCACTTATAGCGTGATACCCATTACCACTAAATGGGAGTACATCATTTGTTATGGTTTTTTGTATGGTTTGTATATTTTTAAATATTGGCATGGTTAACAGAATTTATCTACGTTAGGATTATTTTCATTTATATATCTTAGTGTGTCTCTACCGGCAAATGATAAGCCTAGTATTGTTTGTGGGTTAGATTGTACTTGTTGTGTTTTCATATAACTTTGGTCATTATCTAATATCCCTTGGGTAAGTACGAAAAACAACTTACTATGTGGTAATTCATTTTCATATAGTGAAGTATAATTACCACTTTGTTTAGTACACAACCTTTCACCAGCATAATTACCTACAGTATTAACACTATTACCAAGAAACTCAGTATCATCTTTATAGGGGTAGGGGGTTACATGGACCAATGGAAGTGGTGTGTTAATATTGTGAGTCAATGGTGCGTTATCTAAAAATTGTTGGAAATAGTTTTGTGAGTTTAAAGCCATTTTAATTTATTATATTACTTCTGTTCCTCCAGCTAATACTTTTCTAAATATTCTCTTTCCGGTTAATGTACCATCGTTAGATACTTGGGTTGGGTCTGTTGTGTATTCTGTTGGTGTCTCCCCATCTTCACCATAAAATCTAGGTTTTCTATCACCATATGTACCACCTACTAAAGCTCTATCGTATATCCTCCAATACGGTATGTTAGGTTGGCTACTATTAAAGTTGCTGTACCCCGAATACCCAATGCTCTGTTTAGCTGCAAGTTTATTATATACAAAATTCACAGTACACGTAGCTGGTAAAGCTGATGAGTTATCTGATGAGTACACAGTAAATGAAACTGGTATTCTAATGTTAAACTCATCTATCTCCTCAACACCACTTGTTTTAGCACTATATTGTTCTGTTATTGTTGGGTACGATTTGTTACCCACACTATAGTTTGTTTGTATAGCTTTGAAGAACTCATCACCAGAACTCATCATCCTAGTAAACCAATTATAATAATGGTTACCAGTTTGGACATCTTGTCCGGTAATACCAAACATTGCACTAACAGAAGGTTCTGTACCACCTTGAGCCCCTTGGTTATTATCCAATATATTCGTATATTCAAAATTTGTACCCAAAAGTGCGAACGTATCCATCTCATGGTCCGTGTATGTACTCTGATGATAATTTTTAACTTCTAGAGAAGAAGCCCATGATTTATCGGAGTAAGATAATGTTTTTTGAATTTTTTGAGCTCTAGTACTTTTAATTGGGTAATAGAAGTTGGCGTATCCTATTTTTTTTGATAGTATGTTATCAAATCTACCTTTACCTGACGCGTCATCAGAATCCGAAGGCCCACCCATACCTTTAATAACTGGTGTGTCTAGTGGTACTGACCAACCAAATTTTAATGAAGGTAATACATTCTTAATTTTACCATATGTTGCCGACTTTATTTCTGAGTTATTTTCAAAACCAGCTACTGGTACAGATTTTATTTTTCCTGTTATTGTGTAATCCATAGATTGCATATTTTCAAATTCTACTGGATGCACAAAACCTAAAAAGTATTTTTTTGTGTCGTAGTTGACATCACTACTGTATGGTGCGAATATTTTTTGATATTTTGGGAAGTAGTCGGTTTGTGTACCCCATTTAGTGTCTGGTCCTAAATTTAGGTATCCAAATTCTGTGGTTGTAAAACCTATACCAGCAGGACCACACCCCTTTTTATCCTGGTTTGATGAAAAAGCTAATGTGAATGGTGAAATTGACATTGCTCCATTATTACCTTGTATCTCTTTCATTAAACCATTTTCACTATATTTCTGTAAAGTATTATAGTTAAGTGACGTATCATTACATGTGTTGGTTTTTAAAGCTAATCTACCCGATAAGGCAGCGGCATTATTCATGTATGTTTGACTTGGTGACGTAATATAGACATTTTCGTTTACTTTACCATAATTAGGGTAATTAACTTTAATCTCATCCCAGAAATCTAAGAATTGTCCTCTATGTTTATTCTGTACCAACTCTAACGCTGTTTTTATTGTGGCTTCATTAAAGGAACCACTATTTATTTGTGAAGTAGCACTAAAAGACTTTAAGAAAGCTTGTTGTTGTTCAGATACGGTTGAGTCTCCGTCAGATGTTAAATTTTTAAATAATAAGGTATTATCCTCAGCGTATATTAATGAAAGTAGTTTACATAAAGCGTAATAGTCATGTATGTAAACATCCACATTAACATCAGAATAATAAGTTTTAACACCGTTCATATCTTTATCTATACCAATCACCACTTGTGCATCACCTTGACCTGGGTCTATAAATTCTGCTGTTTGGTGTATATATGACGAACATTTAAACCCATCATTCACACCATTAGAACAATTTAGGTGGTTACCACTAATATCTGGTATTAGACCTCCTTGAGATATCGTGGTGTGTCCTGTACTGATGGGTTGTCTGTAATCTATATCTATGTCTGATAGACTAAATTTAGAAATCCTTGATTGCAAATCGCCAGTTAAGACAACACCCCTACCATAGTTTGTGAGTTGTACGTCTAAATATACTGAAGATGCTGATGTTATAAATGCCATATTTTATGTTCTTATTATATAATTATTATAGTTATTAGTTTTATTTAGTAAATAAAGTTTAATATCTTCTACCACTAGAACCACCGCCAGTACGTGTCCTAGTATTAGTTTTTTTATTGGTTAAATTGTCTTTAGTTGTTAATTTTTTAGACTTTATATTTATACGTTTACGTATTCCTAACTCTTCACACTTTTTCCTATTTTTATCGGTGGATTTATATCTTGTTTTGTCGAATGGACAAACAAACGTATCTTTACTTTCTGTATTTGTATTATAACCACCACACTCACACGACAAAGAATCTAACATTCTTTTAGTTGTAGTCCTTTCCATACGTGAAGTAAATTTTTTATTAGTGTCCCCCATTTCAGATATCCCCTTACCATAACAACTAATCACCCAACAAAAGTCATCACAATTTATATCACCTTCACCAGTAAAATCACCGACTTTATAATTGTCGTCAGGGTAATTCCTCGGGTTTTTAGTGTAATTATACATTTGTATAACGTCTCTATACGTTGGGTACCCCGGTCTTATACCGTCACTAACTATCTCATCATTATATAACCCAAATTGACTACACTTACACCCATATTCGTTTAACCCTAAATTAGTACTATTATAACCTTTCTTAAAACAATACTTAGGTTCTAAATCTTCATTTAACGTATACCAAAGATACCCACTTGGTTTTGGGTTAAATAGGATTGACGAGCCATTAGTATATGGACCTTGTAAAACCGCCATATTACACACCTCAACACCAACCCTACCTCTAACGTCTGGGTAATTATAAAAACATTCACCTGAAAGTGATTCTATCTTATTGTTAAATAAACTAGATTGGTCATAACATGGACCATAACTTTGTGTTTTGCTATCACCACTAAACCTTCTATAGTCAATGTCAGAATCTTTTAATCCAAACTTAACTATCTGACTTAATAAATCTCCACCAGAATTACCTACTAGTATTGATTTACCATAGTCTGTTAGGTTAAGTTCTAACGTATTTGTATTTCCGGTATTTATAAACCCCATTTAAAAATCTAATTTTAAAACAAATTGTTCTGAACCTTGTCTTTTATGTGGACTCTGGAATTTAGCTATAGCCATTAAATCTGGGTTACCATCTTTATTGTCGAATAAACCAACTTCAGTAACATAAATATTATTAGGGTAGGCCCCATTATTAATGTAATAGTCCTCGTAAGTTGGGTTTAGTGAATTGTTTTGACCTATCACACCCCCACCAAATTGTGTTGACGACACATTAATATTATATTTCATTTCATATATTGTGGCCATAATGTCTGTTTGTAAAGCTCCGTTAAAAAAATATTCATCACCAAATTGTAATTGTTGTGGTCCAGTCAAAATAGCCGAACTAGCTGTGGTACTAGCGGATGGTATGGTTATATAGTCATTTAAACTATATGTGGTCCCTGTAGCCATATTTGCCGCTGTAAGGTAGAATTGGGTGGACCCACTAGTTAACTGACAACCACTAAATGGTATTTTGTTACTTTGGGTGAACTCACTAGCAGCACCACCAACTTGTTCTGTTGCGTTTACTTTTTTCCATAAATTAGGACTCGGGTCTTCACCTGGTTGTGTTACTTGATATAGTAGGTGGATTTTATTTGCGTGCCACCCTGTACCACCAGACATATTGTGGAACCCAGTTAAATCAAAAGGTCTTAGGTATGGGAATTCTTCACCAAACTCAACCTTTAAATCTACATTTTGGCTAAACATTTCATTTTTAACTTCAGTGTAGTAGTTACAGTGTAACCCAGTAGTTAACCCACTATTACTCTCCATTAAGTAGGTTAAGTAGATACTTTCTTCAACTGCGTTGTTTTGAAATACTCCTAGACTAGAATTTAACCCACCATCACAACCTGTACCAGCGGGCACTTTACTAACTCTAGGTGCTGGAAGTGTCCAACTCCTATTGGATTTATAAGACATGGATGCAACTAACTCTTCATCATGAATTGTAATTAATTGTAAATCTGGGAACACCTTTCCTACTGGGTTAGGTCCAACGCTTGTAGTCCCTAAGGATGTAAATGTTGGTCCAGAATTATCATCATATAAGTAATAATATCTAAGACCATCATCATTCATATTATTATTAACACTTGACGACATCACAAATGGTTGTGATGGGAATACATTATAACCAGGGGGGTCGACATAGAAACATTGTCCGTATTCTGTAGCTCCCGCACAAGTAGTTTGTTGTGCACCAACATATTTTTTATGCCACATTAAGTTAGGCATACATATTCTAAAATTCTTTGACATTCCTATATCTGGAGCAGTTGTAGCGTTGGTTTGCATCGCAAACTTTTCACCATAAAAATTAGATATTGTTTGGTTTGTGTAGTGTAGTATAGCTATCGCTTTTTGTCTTTTAGGGGTTACTGTTCTAATTTGTTTGTAGGAGTCGTAGTACCAAGAAGAACTTTGTTCTGAAGAGTAAACACTATCAACCACATACCCACTATCAACCTGGCCGTTATTTGAATTATACCCCAAATATTCTTTGGTCCCACAATACCCTGAAGAACCATAAAAATCATAAGTTTCAAACCCTTCACCAATACGAGAATCTAAAACACCAGCAACTTGTTCAGTCCAATTTATATTCATATTCCAAACTTTAACATCCTTCACCGAAACATCACAATTATTTTCAAACGATAACGAACCTGGAGACCAATATGGGATAGGGCTGGATGCTCCATACCAAGTTAACATTGGGTTGGTTGATGCTGCTGAGTATGTTCCACCAGTAACACTAGGAAATACTTTAACACAAGCACCCACCCTAGAATTTGTGGCTCCTGTATAATTTTTTATATTAATAATACTATCACCTGAAAAATTACCGAAATTGGGTAATGCTCGGTCCACACTATAATATAATGGTTTTACTGTTGAACCAGACCAACTACTACCGGTCCTACCAGATACTTGGTTTCCCCCTATTATTTGATAGAATAACATGGCTGAGGATGCTGTACATGGAACATTAAAACAATCCGTAGTACCTGTGGAACCACTATTAAAGTGGTACGTAATACCTAAAACATCGCCAATTATTGGTGTGTATCCTGGGATACTACCGGGACCACCTGAAAAAGCCTGGTTCTGGAATGTGTTAGCTGACAACAATTCTATTTGGCTACCCCCTGTCATAGCAGAAACAGCATAAAAGAAATTAGCGTTTAGTGTGTACGCAGAACTTGTAAAGGCTGAAAAACCACAAGTCGTACCAGTATTCCCACTATAGAAACCTCTTTGCGAAGCTCTATTAAATATATCTTGGTATGTGTGTGCCGCTTGTGCCGCCCCAAAAGTTTGGTCTGTGGACGTTTGGGCCATTGGTATTGGGTACTTCACATGTGATTTATTTTTTTCGGGTATGGGATTTAAATTTTGTGCGTTATATTTAGATTGTATAATGTTAATACCACTAGATTTACCAGGTAATGTACTATAACAACCGTAACAATACTCACTGTCCCCTAATTGGAATAGTTCTATGTTTAGTTTTCCTTGTGATAGTTTTTTCCTACCGGCATCCGTAAGTTTTACGGAGATTACACCCTGTGTTGTGTCTTTTAATATATAACTCATATCTTTTTTCTTTTATTATAAATATTATTTTATATTTTTTAGTAACTACCGAAACCAGTACCCTTACCACCACCCCTTATAGGCTTATATGGTGAATAGAATGTTTGGTTATCTATACTAAATTCAATATATCTTGTTTCTTGTTCTGTGGTTATCTCATTACCAGCATATAACGGGTAAGTTCTTATGTTTTGTACTAGGTATTTGTATGTTCCCGGTTTTGGTACTGATATTATAAATTTATATTCTATACTACCATATTCTTTAACCGTAAATGTTTTTATTTCTTCTTGAACCACATCACCACCACCATTATACACCACAAACTTAAGTTCTTCTTTTGTGTTTAATTTTTTAACCACATTAACAGTTACTTGTGGGTTTTTAACACTGGACACACCTAAGACATCATATTGTGTTAAATAGTACATATTAATAACGTCAGACCCGACAAAATCCATAGCACCATCTTTTGTGTAAGTTAAAAATTGTATTCTGGATGGTGCTACCCTTTTATAATCCACATTTTCCACCAAAATTAACCCATTTAATATTAAAGAAACCCCACCTAACACTTCATATTGTAAATTTATAAAGTAGTTAGCTGAGTCTTGGTATATTTCGTTAGTGTTTGTGGTTCCTGGTGTACCAACAACTAAAGACTGATTATAAAAACTTCTATTTGCTTTTGTTGGGTATATCACTTGTACGGTATCGTTATTCTGTACAGTCCTAGGTCCAAACACTATTATATTTTCATTTATATAGTAGTCACCACTACTAAAAGCGTCTAAGTTATTTGAGTATGTGTTAACTGAGCTATTACTTAATTTCATAGTTAATCCATTAACAATAACTTGAATATTACTTATGGGTGTAAATGGTAAAGTTAGTGCGGAGTAGGTAAATGCACTTTGTGAACCACTAAAGTCTGGCACCCCAGACACAGTTTGACTTTTATTGGCTAGTCTAACAGCACTATTATTGTTTGAAAAACTTATATTATTATTACGTAATATAGGTTTGGTTGGTGGTTCTACCAAAACCATATAATAATCTTTACCACTATCAAATGTAGTACCACCAACAGTATCAGAATTATCAATCCAAGTCGGACTTTTAGTTGATTTATCTTTAAATATAAATGACGGTTTCAGGATATACTCTGTTGTGTTAGCTGTTGGGAGTCCCGATAATGAGATTATTGTGGTCGCACTTTGTGCTACACCCTTCTTTCTTAATTGTGGGGAAGAAACTTCATTCATGGTATTAAACAAATAACTATATAGTGGCTTAATCCCAAATTTATTTTTTTGGTATTCATATGGGTAAATCTCTAATCTTAAATAGGATTTCCCTAATAATAAATCAGATGTGTTACCGGAAGTGTTTGCTGTAATTATAGGTGTATTACCACCATACCCAGATAAATTTATTATTGTTATGTCTTCTATGTTTGTTGATATTCTATTAACCCCTTCTAAAACCACTTTTGGTTCTATAAAAGATTGTATTGTAGCCGAAGCTGAAGGTCTTATTCGTGGTATTGTTAAATTACTAGCACATGTTGGGTAGTAGTCACATGTTTTGGATTGCTTAATGTTATTATTCCCTTCTAGTTCCAATATTGTTTTATATTTTCTATCATCCGATGTTGTATACACCACACCCTGTGTTAGTGTTACCGCGGATGAATCTGATATTAATTGTGCACTATCTTTAGTTACTGAATAATTTGCCGATATACCAGTGAACCCAAGACCATACACAATACCATTATACTTTTCAACTAAGTACCCAATTCTACCACCACCTAAAAATCTCTGTAGGTCGGATGTTGTGGTTACCCATTCTGGAGCACTAGTTGTGGACCCTGACCAAGTTGTTATATTATTTATATCAAAATTAATCTCATATAATGGGTTAAATAAGTTTTCATCCCCTAAAACCTTAGTACTATTAGAAAATACAGAACGTAACCCCATAGTTTCGGTCATTTGTATTTTAAATTGTTGACCCATAGAACCAGTTCTACTAACCCTAACTTTTATTATTCCTTGTGTACTTAAATCCTCTAGATTATAAGGGCTACAATGTCTACCACTTACCCTAGGTCCGTTAGATAGTATTGTTGTATTAAACTCTTTATAGGTTGTGGTAATAAACTCACCATTACCCGTCCTATCCTCATATTCCTGTAGTCCTTGTCGTAAAATATCATCATATATGCGTCGCCATTCCCTAAACGATTCGTATGGTGATAATGTTACTTTTTTTAAATCATCAACTTCTCGTATCATAACCAGGTCTTTCAACTCAGCAACCTCTACTTCTTTCCCCCCACCAACAGAAGAACGGGCTAAATCTGGGTATTGTCTTTCAAACTCTGCATTAGCTATTAGTATCGATTTATTAACTATTTCTCGTATTTCTTCATCGTTTGACCCTTCTGGGTTACCACTAACCCTTTCTTCACCATACGCATCTCTTTGGAAAGCTCTAGAGCTTTGACCCTTATTTATACTTACTGTAGCTCCACTCTGACTATTAAAGTCTAGGGTTAGATAGTGTGTCGCACCACTTTGACCCCAAGTTCCATCTTCATCCCTAAAATAGTGTAAAACTATGGACGCTGTATTGGCGGTGTTACCACTAGGGTATAAGTAGATGTCGTGTGTATAGTTAACATAACTACATGGTGTTATATAACTTGCGGTTTGTGGGTCACCGGAACTTAAACCAAGAACATTGTCCACTCTTGTTGATAGGTAATTATTTTGTATACCCCTAAAATAAGAATCGAAATTCCTAACTGCATTGGTGGTATCTATAATGTAGAATGTATCATCCCCTCCAATCATTTTGTGTTGGAATGTCGTATCTTTTTGAGTTATAATCTCTGAGGACACTGGGTCTCCTTTACTACCCCTGTCAGCTGTGGGGTTATATGTGACCCAAGCGTAGTCGGAATTAGTAATTCCTGTTGTTGAATCCCACACAAAAAACTTATTAAGGTATTTGTGATAATAATACGTACCTCTATAAGCGGAGGTATTAATGGTCCCACCAGATAAATCATAAGCTGTAAGTGCTACAACAGGGTCAGTATTAGGCCCTATTGGACCACAATTCCAACCTTCTTGACAGTCACTAGACCCACTAACACCTAAATACCAATATCTAGTTGTGTCTGTAGTTCTTGCTGTATTTGGGTTTACGTCTGGGTAATTAAGTATACCAGTACTAGAGTCACCAGTAAAAAACCAATGCCCTGATGAATCTAACACATGCCCCCAATTATGTAAACCAGTTGTGTGTGGTGTTGGTGTCGTTCCAACATAATAGTCTCCAGCAGCGAAATGTGAATTTTTTGTCCAACCAGAAGTAAACGCTGATAAGGAAAGTGCTATATTAGGGGTTGTACCAGCACTTAAATTTATACTAGAGGCTGTGCAAACACTATCATTAATTAAAAAATTTCTACTAAGACTTTCACTCCTACCTATGGTTAACATATACTCCCCATTTGTTAACTTTTTGAAGTATTTTGTGGTGGATGTTTCCCCACTACCAACATCCAAAGAACTTACCAATTCACCATCTTTGTAGAGTGAATAGTTAAGTGTTGAAGCTGATTGGTTGGTTAAACTTGACGTACCACCTGAATATACAGCTATTTCACAATATTTATTTGGGTTTGAGACACAGGAATATGATGTTACTCCAGCTGAAAATGTTGGTAATGTGTACCCAGATAAATAAATTGTAGCTGCATTATTTGACACTACTGAGGCTGCGTCGGTTATTTTAGCTACATAAACCCCTTCATATAGATTAAAATTATCCCATTGTGCTGATGTGTAATATCCGTCACTTGTCGCACCAGACCAACTAACTGAATATGGTGCGGTACCACCACTAACATTTATAACATCTATAATACCCGTTGATTGTCCCGATACTGTTGGTGTTACGTTATATTGATTAATAAAAGCCATTATTTATATATTTTAGTACCCACCACCTCCGGTGTTAGTATTATAGTTTATTGTTGTATTCGTTACGGAAGTGGTCGTACCTATGTTATCAACAGTAAAACCCCCAACATAATTTATATCATCACCACCCACCGGTATTAATATGGTATGTGGTTTTACGGTGTGTACCGCCCCAACCATATACACACCATCATGTATATGATAAAAGCCAACATAGTCACCACTATTAGGAAGTAAATACTCGCCACCATAAGTGTAAAGATTATTTTTTGAATCTTGACAGGAATTATTAAATACTCTTGGTTCACATGTTTGGTTGACCCCAACACAATACTCTTCAGATTTATCCACACACTCATCACACCCCTCAATATCTGTGTCGGTGATTATTTGTGTGGTACCATAAAATGAGTCTATAGGTATGTTTGATTTTTTATCTTTACACACGCAATAAAATTTACAAACAAACCCTTCATCAGATTTAAATTGTGTTAGTGGCTCACTCCTAGACGGTTTTAATATTATGGGTCGATTATCTATTAATATCACGTCATCAACATTATCTATTTGTTCTTTAAGTTTTATTTCAGTTTGTATCAATTCTACTTTATCGTCTTTGGTTGGTGTTAGGCAAGGTACGTATAATTTTTCCTTTGGTGTGATAACTATAAAGTGGTCCATTTTTTGACCAACCACATTAGATATTGTGTTTTTTATGACGTAACTATGACTAATTTGTGGAAATTTATAATTACAATTTATCGACATTTGTTGGTCATACCTTGGTAAGTTAAAAACCAAGACCTCCGACTTCATTTGTAGTAGTCCTTTATTGTTCGGTATGTAATAATCAGTTAACGAATTATTTTCTAGTTGTGTCGACCAATTATTTGTTGGTTTATTGGTTATTATATTTAATAGTAGTTTGGTATCCTTTTCTTCGTTATCTACAAAATTTAAATTATTAAATGTTTGGTTATCAACTTTCGGTGGTGTTATTGGTTTTGTTTTATCGTCTATAACATACAACGTACCCGTGGTACTTTTTTCAATGGTTTCTCCGTTTTTATTTAGGTATTTTTGTGGTGTGGATATTTTTTGTGGGTTTAAGAATAATCTTTTTACTAAATTATCTGTACTTCCCGAATTTGGGTTGTATTTGGTTATTCGGTAAAATGGTGAAGATACTGTATCACCCGAAGAGTTTAGTTTATTACCCAAATTCAGCTCTAAGTTGGCTATACCCCCACTTACTTTTGAGGACACTTTAAATTCGGTATTGTATTTTAATATTATAGTATCACCTTTTACTAAATTAATTAACCCACTATCTAAGGTTATTGGTATACTGCTGTTGAAAATAGTATTTGCTGTGGTAGCTGAGGAATAACATTGGTTGTACCCACTCATACTATTTTGTACTGTGTTGGTTTTTAACCCTAGGTAGGTGTTACTGGATGGGTTTTGTAACTTACTTAATCCAATAGAGGTACCTACAATGTTAGATGTGTTACCACTGTTGTCCGTTTTTTCAATAAACACATCAAAAAAGAAATTTTCCACACCTGAACCATAATTTACACCATCTTTACCGGGAAAATAAACACCCTTAGTATCTAGTTTAACGACATCACCCTCACCTTGACCTCGTTGTATGATTGATGTGTTTATCAATCTTTTTATTTCATATTCGGTATTTGGGTACCCTAACGAAGATGTTTTTCCTGAAGAATAGTTTTGAGTTATGTACTCACACCATTTATTATCTTTATATTTAACATTAAGATGTCCGTTGTATTGGGTTCTATACTGTCCACTAACTAGACACTTATACATTAGGTAATTTTTAGAATCCGCTGATTGTATTATAACAGAACCGGAACCAGAAATACTACCACTTTCACCTGATAAAGATTGCCAAGAATAGTAAGGTGCCCAAGAAGGTGAATTAACACCAACAAAAGGTTTATGTTCTAATCTTTTTATGTTTGTTATTGGTATTGATATACCAGTACTCGTATCTGTTGTCGCTGTAAACCCGGAACCAGAAAAATAAATATCATAAACATTATCACCTAATATCCCACCACTTGTGTATTCGGTATAATTTGTACCATCACTAAACGACTCCCTAAAAGATGAATATGTTGTACCAAAAAAATCATATTGTAAATTTTTAATGGGTGAATAGTAGTTTGGTTCACACGTCCAACACTTACCAAAATTTAACAATTTTTTATGTGCTAAACACACTTCATTACATGGTTTACCTCCGGACTCTACAGTCTCTTGGTGAAACTTTTCTGAAGAGTCGTCAGTATAACTACATAAACACTTAGTATCCTTATATTTAAAAGTATCAACATAATTATTTATCTTTGTTCTTTTAGTTGGACATAGAGTTACGTTTTTAAATTTACCTTTAGTTGTGTACTCTATGTTTAAATCGTTAAAGTAATCACTGTTCGACCTACCTAACCATTGGTTTACATCATTATAATATCTAGGTTCTGTAACAATCTTACCGTCTAAATCCGTAGTAATAAATTCTTCTAGGTTAGCTATTTGATTTTCTTTAAGTGTTTGTTCAAAATTATATAAATGTTCTGTGGAATAAAAATTTATATCGGTACACCTACCCATTTCACTAAAGAATTGATTATTTCTTAGTTCCGAAGCCCAGCTAAGGGGGTACAATTCCCTACCACTTTCAAAATATGGTGAAGAACTACTAATAACATTACTCTCAACATTTCTAGAAACGTTAAAGGGTAATTCATTAACACTATCTTTTAAGAAATTACCCATATTTAACTTATAACTTTCATCGTTTTTAACGATAAAAATTTCGGAATTTTCTAAATAAAAATCTTTGTAGTTTTGGTTTATTTTTTTAAAGTAGTCATCATAATTAAATTTCACCTCACCCAACTCCAATTCTTTACCACCTAACTGTATATAACTGGTTGGGGCGTTTTTTAAAGTCTTTATCTTTCTGGGACTTACTTGGATTATACTATCTACAGTCCCTGTTTTACCTCTTTTGTATTTTTTAAATTTTTTGTTATCGATGTTTGGTGGTGTTAATTTAAAAAATAGGCTGGTTAATGGTCCGGTTAAACTAAAAGCCTTTATATCAACATCAAAACCTAAATTAATTAGTTTTGTTGGTTCCGAACTAGGAGCAACATCGAGGGAAATTGAATCCTTTCTACGCCCACTTATACCCACAGATTGTTCTGGTTTGTCGTATAGTATGGTTTTTACGTTTGGTATTACCATCTCTAAAGCATGACCTTTTTTATCCAAAACCCTACTGAACCTATTAAGGGCACTATTTTTCCCCACTGAAAAGATTTCTCTTGTTGTTAATAAAGATTTATTATTTTTACTACCTACTTGAGTTAGTGATACTGTTCTATTATTTTCCACGTTTAGTTTAATAATAACATCTGACTCAAAACTTTGTTTACTTAACTTAATTTCACCTTTACTAAAATCTGAAGATTTTAAATATAAAAAGGCTTCTATTAAATGTTTGCCTTTATAGGTCATATACATATTAACTGGTCTACTAACATCATAATCCATAGTTATGAATAATGTCTTATTAAAGTTCCTACCTATATATTTCCCAGTAGCGTACACTTTTACCTGTAAAGAATCCACCAACTCTCTAATGTCCAGTTGTTTAGTTAAGTTAACACTTTTTTTATTTTTTATTTTATTTTCAATAACTTCCATATTAACCCCTTTGTTTTTTTTCTAATCTATATTTAAACCCCCACGGTTCTTCAATATTTTTACTTAACGCTAACCCTTTTTTTACCCGAAACATAACACTATTATTCATCACACTAATTACGTTATACCCCCCATTAATTGCTGGATTATTACTGGTGAATTTAGATGTGGTTAGATTAATACTATTATTAACCCCCACATTGTTGGTGGAACTGGGTTTTTGGTAGTCATCAAATGAAGGCCATGTTGATTTACAACTTACATTATCAGTCCTCATTTCTAAAACTATACTATTTTCAGGTAATGTACAGCATGGACATGTTTTGGTTGGTACTATTATTGTTTCTCCATTTTCGTTAGTACCATCAATTATATTTTGAACACTACCTGTGTTGATACACCCGCAGGTAGTAGAAATACCACTAGCTGGGTTAACAACAGCTATAATACCATCAGGCCAGTCACAAGAACCATCATCACAAGTAGCTAATGGACTAAAGTTTAATGCTGTGGGGGATGTACACCCATACACACAACCATTGTCTGGGGTAGGTGTAAAACCACTTAACGGGTAGTATGGGTAGTGTTTGTATGTAAACTTATCTCTGTGAAAAAGTGAGTTTTCCGTTTTTAAACCACCTTGCCATAAGGTTGTAGCTGGTACTAATTGTTCTATTATCCTAATCCAGTACGTACCTAAATCTTGTGCGTAATCTAACATTTTTTGGTATGTGTACTGGTTGTTGTCACCACAAGTTTGTGATAAATAATCTATATATAGTTTTTGTAGTAGTGGGTACCCACCAGTCTTACCATCATCAATAGTTTGTCTGTTTTTTACATTTATAAATGTTCTCCAAAATACCTTTGTAAAATTCTTAAAAGAGTAGTTTTTGCCATTAAGTAATGTAACCGTATCGTCAACCCCACCTTTTTGTGGGTAGGGTGGTGGTAATGGGGTTCCATTAAACGTACACCCACTCAATACAGATTGTTGCCAAAAATCATATACAAGAGCTTGTCCTATATTTAAAAATATATCAACATTTTTAACATTAATTACTAATTTTTCATTATCCACAAAATAAGACGAACCCCTTAAAGTTTCAAAACTATAGTTTCTATTTTTATTATTCTCGTCTATTGCCACCCAAGATTTTTTATCATCCACTATTGGTGTTAACCCAAACCCCATATTCATATATGGAAACTTTCTAAATCTTTCCAAGTATGGAGCTCCGGGTTCGTTAGATGATACATTTAGTGGTAGGTTACCGAAAAACCCACCCCAACTAAATTGGTTTAGTTTTGTTATTATTGTAGGTGAACACCCAGAAAATGTAGAATTTTCTAAATCTAGTATAGTATCACCATGATGTTTATCTGTTTGTTCAAACCATCCCGCACCTCTCTGGAAATAATAATTACTGGTTTCTCTAGGTTGTGTTGGATAACCGTCACTATCTATCGGATAATCTTCACGTTTAAACCCATGTGTTTGTGTAAAAGAACTAATTACCGTATTTTGTGTTGTTGGGTCATATACGTATTGGGACTGAGTTACAACCCCACCAGATATCTTTTCAAATTCTGTAATAAAACCATTTTTACCATCAACAAAACACCCCTTCTCTATCATATACTCTTTTAGTTCAGCACAACTAGGTTCATCACGCATATTAGAGGTTGTATTAACTAAAGTACTTACCCCTTCGTCAGAACATGAAAGTTCTTGCCACATAAACGTAAGCCTTTCACACACCTTACCTTCACCACCAAACCTTCCTTGACTACCCATTTTAATTCTACGGTCAGCTAGCACAACGTACTCATTAAATTCTATTAAAGCTTCTGGAGCTCCTATAAACCTGAATAAAAATTCTATAGCTTTCCTAGTACCCTTAGATTTAAAAAGATGGGCGGTATTCATTAGTATTCTTCTGTAAATATCCACATCTAATTCAGCTGGTGTCACACCTATAGACTCACCAGAGTATTGGGGTTCATACCTATCTAATACCGTATCTAAGAATTTTTCTTTGGTTGTTGGGGACGGTGTTTCCCAACCCAACATTTTAGCAAGATTCTTTAGTAACTGGTTTGGTACGTTATTTTTACCATCGTAGGTCACATTATTCATGTACGCTATACCATCTATAAACCTCTTTACATCATCAAAACTTCTACCGTATATCTGTAATGTTTTTTCTACTTTCCTGTCACCACTATCAAAATCTTTTAAAGCTCCAGTGGTTAGGAATCTAGAAATAAGGTTGGTTTTATACCCATCTAGTTCTTCCCCAATCTCAACTAATTTTTTTAGGTAGTCGGTGTATTTTTGTGTTTTAACATCTATATTCCACAAATCTTGTTTTTCCCAAATTAAAGTTTCTTTTATTACATAATTTTGCCCATTTTCCGATAATTTAGGTAATTGTATTTCTGCCTTATATTGTGGGACACTTGTTTGGTTTAATAGGAACCGTTCTACTGTTCCGAATGTATTAAATTGTGTCTGTACTTCAAATTTATTAGGTTTTAGGTAGAAGGTTTTGGTGGATGTTGTAGCTGTTGTATTGAATGGGTTACCTGAAACCACAACACTTAAATTTGTGGTGTTATCGTCCACCGCTATATAATCAACTATCGGATATTCAGTACCACCACTACCACTAAAACTAAAAACATATTTATTGTGTTCTAAAGTAAAATTTCTTAATTTAGATATTTTACCGGTTTGTGCTTGTATAGATTGTGTTGTAAGTGTGTTATGTGTTGGGTCGTCTATCACATAATCCATTTGTAGTGAATTATCTAGTAATATATTACCGTCAGTACTAATTTCTAGGTTAAATGGGTTGGATATTTTATGTTTTGATATTGTTAGTGTTGTTCTGTCGTATACTGAATCGTACATTATGTTTTCTACGGTATTCCCTGTAGTGTTAAAAATTTCTTCTACCCCACTACAATATAACGCAGCTGGAAAGAAATTAACAATTTGTTGTACAGACACCCTCAACCTCTCTTTTAACGAACCATACAAAACAAATTTACTAACATCACTATCATCATAGTTAAATGTTACTAATAAACTATTATTTAAATTTACTTGTGTTAGTTCAATATCACCACCACTTAATTGTTCTAATGTTATAGGGCCAGAAAACCCACCAAAACTAAAATCCCTATTATTTTTTTCACGAGAACTATCGGTAATAGAAAAATTACCCAGAGTCATTTGTGGTGACCCTTGAGTAAATTGTAAACCTACTAAGTTATCACTAAATGTCCCTGAACCATTTCCTGGTGATGGTGGGTAATAGAATTTTTTTGCCATTATGGGTTAATAATTGTACTAAATTGTTTAGTGAAATCTATCTGGTTACCCCTATCTTGTCTAACCTCAAATAAACTTTCATCAAAATTATCTCTTATTTCAAATAAATTATATTGTTTATAAATATTATTTTGTCCGGATAAATCGTACAATGTATACACACCATCATCAATAGATTTAGTCTGATTACCGTAAAGTCCAATCGCTAAAGTTTCAAAATCGTGGTCTACCATTTCAATATCTAACACTACAGGGTTAAAGTATGTATTTGTAACTATAATATCTTGGTTAGCACTACCAATAAAGGGTATAGCGTTTGGTTGGTTTGTCGGTGCACTACTAGGTGATACAGTACAAAATATAAGACCTGTAGGTGAGTCCGTATAAACATATCTTGGTGAAACTTTATTTGGGCTTGATTGGTCGTTAGGTACTCTTTCACAATAGAAACTTGATGTTACTACCCTAAAGAAGTTAGGTATTTTTGTACCAGAACCACCAGCTGACTGTGGTTTGTTTAAGTACTCAACCCTATACCCAACCAAACCATTATTGGTAAATCTATTTCTGTAAGCTACCGGAACTTGGTTGATGTCAATAACAATCCCTTTGACATTTGGTAGTGCTGCTAATATACCACAATCTAATATTTTAGTTCTGATTTCAACTGGCCTAATATACACAGTGTAGATGCCTTTAGAACTGAAAACCGTAGATGGTAATGTTAGGTTATATAAACCACCTAATATTTCGGTACCCGCGTTATTATTACCATTAATCGCTGTATTGTTGTTGTGTAAATAAGGTCTTAATACTTGTGAGGAAGATAATTTACCTAACGTAAAATTAGTCGTAATATCTCTATTCGGTTGGTAGTGGTAAATGATTTCCACATCTTCTGGTGAAACATCTGCCGGTCTTTTGATTCCATAATTTCCTAATGCCATATTCTTTAGTCTTGTGTTATAATATTATAATATCCGTAACCATGAATTTCTAATTCACCTATTGTGGATATTTGTGATAGTCTCTGAGGTCTCTCGAAAACGGAAACTTTTCCTCTCTCAATAAATACATCGGAGCGAGTTTCTGGTTTTTGTGAAACATTCATCAAAAACTCTTCTTTGGTTAGTCTTGGTAGACAATTTTTTATCCTTTCTACAGGGTAAATACACGACCCATCATCTGCTGTCGCGTTTGGGTCGTAATTTAAAGCTAATGGGTCTGTACAACCATCATCGTTTGTTATTGTAAAACATCCAGGTCTCTGAGAAGCTCCATATACTGGGTTTGGGTCACCTATCGATGGGTATGGTGTATAATCAATCGTTTCTAACAGACCCACAGTGTTTATTGGTGATGAAAAATCTATAGCTAAGGTGTTTACATCACTAAAAACATATACGTTTGCCTGTCCTGTGCCGGGTACAAATTCTACAGCGTACCAATTACCGTTAGCGTAGTATCTAAAAGTACCGAATAAATATGGGTGTAGTGGGTATGATTGTACTGTCGTTTCCGTCCAATTAGTTATCGCACCACTGTAGTAACCCATTGGTGCTCCCCCACCACCATTGGAGAATTTACCTATCTTACCATTCCAACCTCCATTTGGTCCACTTAGTAATTCGTCAGAATAATTTACTATTAAATTATTTGTTATCGGGTCTATTAAAATATCACCAGTACACCTTCCTTGTGCACCACTAACACCATCTATAGATGGGTAGGATGGACTAGGTAAAGAAAACATTTCTGTAACTACTGGACTAACTGGGTTGGTTACGTCTAAATTTAGAATCTTTTCACCAGCAAATACAATCTCAGTATCATTTTTAGCTGCCATACCCGCACCTAAAGTCATAAATCCGTTTGGTGTTGTACCACCACCAGCTAATCCAGGGTCATAACCTTCTGTTTGACAAATTGTGGATATATCTATAACTGTTGCTGGTGGGTTTAGTGGTGTTAGTCCGATAGCTATACCCCCAACTGTAAATGTTGGTCCGGTAAAATCTATATCATATTCTTTTATAATACCTAACGGTGTAGTACCATCAGTGGAATATAGTAAACTTCCTGTAGCATCAACAACATGACAACTATACAACCATAATTTATTTTCTGTGTTTGCTATATCATAAGAACCGGTACCATAACCCAAAACCTCTTCGTTAAATTGTTCTTCTTGGAATAGGAAAGTCATCGTATCTGGGTTTGTTGGGTCGTACGAATAAACTCTACCTTCTCTATCATTAAAAAAAACTGAACAGTCATCTAAGACTAAGTTAGTACAAACAGATTGACAACTTTGTAAAGCTATAACACACGAAGGTGCGTCTGTACATGGGTAGGTCGCTGTTTGAACTCCAGCTGCATACATATCCACACACTCATTAAGTGAAGTATTTGAATTAAGTTGACATACGTATCCGTTAACACCATTTACTGGGTACGTACAAGTAGTTGGTGCTGTTGATTGTTCTTGAGCTGCTGGGTCATAGTTGGTGGATTGTTGACAATTAATACCTGGTACACACCCTGACGGGAACGAACTATCGTAAGATAACCCACCGGGGGTTTGTGGACATAAATGTGTACCGTTAGGACAATTACCAGATGTGTACATTGGGTCTGGACTTGTCGCCACACAACACCCATCATCCATACACCCCTCAACCGTATACACACAATTACAATCTATTGTCGGTAATTTACCTTTAGTTGACCAAACATTGTAAATTTGTGTACAGTCCATAGCGTAATTGTCCGCGGTAACGTCTGTACAACCTTTATAATCACAACAATCATTCCAAAGAGCTCCTCCTGGTATCACCGGCCAATAACAACCATTAGCACTCCCATCATAATTATCAGCATCTGAATCTGTACAACCTCCATAGTAACAACAAGTGTTATCCGTAATTAAGTTACCCCCACTAGTTGGTATCGCGTCATTACCTAGACAATCTTTTTGGTTATTTAGTGCCATAGCATCATTACAACCTTTATAATCACAACAAGAACCATCAAGTGGGTCTGGTGGTGTACCACAACCATCACTATAGGCCGCGTTATAATTGTCAGCACTACTAAAAGGACACCCTATATGATAACAACTACCATCAGGTAAAGTGGCAGTTGGGTCGTAATTTGATGCCGTTGCATCTGTACAACCTAGTATGTGGTTTACACAATCCTGACAATTAGTTGTAACTACTACTTGAGGGTTTACAGATAGGGAACTTACTAATAAGTCAGTGTTTGGTACTGCACAAGGACAACCAATATAGGGGTTATTTCCACCTTGACCATCGTCAAAGTCGCTAGGACATGAGGTGCTCTGATTATTCCAATCACTTTCCGAGGTAACAATATTAACAATTTCGAAACACCCATTAACATCACCATTACCAAATACGTCGGACACCACTAGATGGTCACCTATAGAAAATCCTGGACCACCCCCAGCTGGTATGGTTCCGTAATATTCACCACCAGGGATAAACATAGAATTGTGAAGTGCGACACAACCCATGGTGGTGGTATCCCAACTACAACCACCACTTTCACAATGACACCCAGTAAAGTCAGTCCAACTACCTGGTGGAAACCCTGGTGGTACACTCACCACATTACAACCGGGACCACTACTAACATACATAGCACAGTTTTTTGGTTTAAATCTAACTATAACAGCTTTATCATCCCCAATATTACCGTTACCCACATAATCAAAGTTTACTGAATTCCACGCTCCCATATTTATATTTTTTTATTCATTTATCGTTTATAGACCACACGGTTCCCAACAAGTTTGTGATTGTAACCTACTTTGTTGTGGGAATATAGGTGGGCTTATGGTGTATGGTGGGTTATTACAAAGAATCGGTGTTCCGAAATTAGTACTAATAGCTGTACATGGGTGTGTACCTGTTGGATTTATATTAAAGTCTTCACAATCGTTTATCACACCCGGGTCACCACAGTCAGTCAATCCTACCAAACCATACCCTGGGTCACACACGGGTGCTGGATTATACCAATATTTATAGTCTTGATTTACTGTCGCTGCACCAGCTGGTAAGGTGATGACAGCGTCATATGGTTGGTACCCATTTGGAAGGCCTGGGTCGTATATATGTAATGGATAAGCTGGGCTGGGGTTACTATCACAAGTTGAACACCCACCACCACCAGCACCTGAACTCATATAACAGTCTGCTTCACTACCACCAGCGTAAGCGTAATAGATAGCGTTTGAATAATTTATTTGGGTTGAATTGAATCCTCCTTGGGTTTGTGTGTACGTTTCTTGTGTTGGGTTTACTGGAGTTACAGCGTTTGTAGACACACCCACGAACGTACAAACACCAGCTATACAAACATGATAACTTGGTTCAAAACAATTATCTTCACAACCTTTAATGTCTATTGTACTAGCTAGTAATGGCATTACCAAACCACCATTTGTAATATCAAAATCTGAACAAAAATTTCCTGGTATTGTTCCGTCAGCTTGTATAGTACCAGAAACATTTTTAGGTGAACATGAACCATCACTATTACTACAATCCCAAGATAAACAACTTTCTTCACAAGTCGCTCTATCCATAAAAGGACCGGGATTACTAGTGTCAGTTATTGCCTGACAAGTTTGTCCACCATAATCACCAGAACCTAAATTTACTTCACTATCTACAGTAACACCAGGTGAAGACTCATTAGTTTGACAAACACACCTATATGTTAAAACTATATTACCACAATTAATATTACAATCACCAAATGTTGTAAAGGGGGTAGTGTTTGTAGCACCAACTGGTTGTCCCGTACCTTGTACGTTTGATGTGCAGGCGTCGGTCATACACCACCAATCTAAATCAGGTAGGTTACTACATTGGGAGTAACAGGTTGTGTAGTCGGCGAAGAAACCTGACACACTTGGAACACAAAGACCATTTTCACAATTATGTCTGTCGTTAGTTGATATACACGATGAATCACAATCAAGAAAAGCAGTTGGTCCTGAGTACATAGTACCACCATTAGGACCAAATAATGAATTGTAAAACATATTAGATGGTGATATAGGTAAACACGTACCGTTGTTACATTCATAATGGATGTCTTGACCTATTATTGGTACACAATTACTTTGGCACTCTATTTGTGCGTTGGATGTTGTGGGTGGGTTACCGACATAGGTTGCTGTATTATAGTAATTACTAGATGGTAATATAGCAACACAAACACCACCAACACAATTATATCTAGATTCTAAATTGTTAGGTGTGGTACACGAACCTTGACAAAGTCTCCAAAAACTAGAGTTATTATCGTTTTTATCTGGTTCATTACCAGAATTTATACTAATAACGAAAAAACAACAACCATCATAATAAACAAAATCACCTGGTATATATTCATCATCAAAATCCCACTCACCCTTGTTAACTATAACATTTTGTGTGGAGTAAGTTGGGTTGATGTAGTACGATTGGGTACCATAACATAAGTCACAACTTGTTTGTATGCCCATACCACATTCTCTAGTTAATAAATCTTCATCGTTTAGCCCAAACCCTTTAACATCAAAAAGTGTCGTACCATTTTCATAATCAAACATATCGTAAACCTCCGTACCATTAGTAATGGTGTATGCTGTATACGTGGAGGTAGCGTTAGAAATCCAACCAGTTAAATTATTAGAAATAGTACCATCTGGTAATTCTATTTGTCCACCAATAGGTACGATAAATGATGGGCCTTCACTATAACCTACCGGTAGGAAAGCTGAGTTTGTTGTGTTGTTATATGTTTGGAACGACGATAACATACTTTGTGTAATACCTTGTATTGTGTATGGCGTAGTTGTCCAATTAGAAGTTATATAGTCATTAATGCCCATCCCAGAATCTAACGGACCCCATTCGGATTCGTTATAATCCATACTGGCCACAGGACCACCATTTACCGGAATCCACGTATATGTTTGTCCTGTATTTACAATGGTAGACCAAAGAATGTCCGAGGTTACCGAAGGTATCACAATGTTTTTAACCATAGAAGTTACACCCCATGGTGCGGACATCTGTATTGTCACTTCATAGTTTCCTGGGTTTATGTATGTGTTGGTTGATGTTGTGGTTGGAAAATTTAAAGCTATACTATTACCGTCACCCCAATTTATGAAGTACTCAACACCGTTCAGGTATTTGAAAAACTCGAATTCTGTCGTATTAGTTATACTAATAAGGTATGGGTTAGTTGTGTCAGCTGTCAGTAAGAAGTTAGAAAAACTATCTTTTTGTAACACATCACCATCCCATAAACTATACACACCCATATCATTAAAATCATGGTCTAAGAATATAGGTAGGCTACTGTTCATATTATCTCTACCATATCTATTACAACAAGCACACTCATCCCTCTGTTGATTACTGTCGTATTTTTTATTATATATCTTTTGTCTAAACGGAAATTCGACGGTCTTAGTATCCCACTTTTCATTTTCACACTTCTTACAAAATTCTGCAACCTTACATTTATCTAAGGACCAAAAATCCTCACATAATTGCTCCGCGTCTGGACAACAATTTTCACCATTTTGACAGCATTCGTTTGGGTACCCATTTAAACACGCTTGGCAGTTTTCATAGTAGTTTTTACTTTTTCTACAACGTGAACAATCGTAATTTGGTATTGTTGGTTGAGTTGTTAGACCTTGTAAAGCATTATTATTTATCTCAAATACTTTATTATCTTCGATAGTTGTGGTACTGGATTTTAGTACAGTTTTTTTACCCTTGGCTCTAACACACTCTGGTGTATTACAACCTTCAGTGTAAACTCCTGGTATGTATCCAGTCCATATTTTATATTTATAAATGTCCATTATGGGTTAACGTATTCGTAAAATTTTATTGACGTACCCATACTAGAACCAACTTGTGGTCCAATACCGTCATTACCACTATATGTTGTTAAATCAAATTCGTTAAAAACGTAAGTAAAATTTATCGGGTCTAATATCATTTGGTAGTAATAGTAGTCTGGTGTGTTAATATTATAAGTATTGTTTGGTTGTACCTTATTTATAAATTTGTGGGTTTTTCCTGTTTCAGCATTAAAAAACTTACAACTCATATAAAACACATTATAAGGTACCAAATCTCTATTTTTTAACCAATTTATGTAATAATTTTCAGATAATTTACCAACAGAAGAAAATTCAAACATTGAAGACTCTACCTTATCATAATAGTATGGTGGTCCTGTTGGTGATGTGGAATTTAAATCCTTTAGTTCAGCTTCTAAATATGATATATTATCATAATTAATGTTTAATGGGTTATTACTTATTTGTAAATTCCAATCATACGGACCCCCCTTCACAAATGATTTACCGTTATTTGTCGGGTTTACAACTGAAAAATACAATCTTTGTGTTTGGGGGTTTGGGGTGTCGTAAAAATCAAATTTAAAAAAACTTTTTATAAAGTTAGAGTTTCGTTCGACGACGTCTTTGTGTGAAATACCAACCGCCATATAGTCTGGTATGTAATCTGTAATTTGACCACTAGTTGTACCACACATATTAAATTGTATGTCGTAAAAAATATGTTTATCTGTGTGTGTGGTATCGGGGGAATATCTAGTAGTTTCAAAGTCTTGAGTGATGTTTACATTATCCTGCATTTCTGCTCTTTCATACAAATTGACTAACTGCTCTCTGCCTAAAGATTCGTCAAAATCAGTAGCAAAAGGTACTGTTATTACATTATCACCACCACCAGTTTTTATTTTTATTCTATTCACAGTCATCTATCGTTGGTAGTTGTATTATGGGTTTAGGTACGTAGTCTTTATCTATAACTATCGGTACGATTTTAAAGTCTATTGTTGTGTATGGATAATGTGCACCATTTACGAATGGGTAATCTACCCCATTAATTTGTGTCTCAAAAAACCCGATTGGTAATGTATCCCTCCACCTCCACAACTCTTCATATGTTGAGAATGTCGCGTACTCTGGGACTAGTTGGTAATTTTTACTAACCGATATAGTGTTTGATTTTTCTAAGATGGGTATCCTGTGGTGAGGTTGGTACTTATACCCACCTTTAATTTCACTAAACGTAGAAAAGTCCACACCGGGGTCAAAGAATAACATACCATTAGTTTCAATATCATTAAATGTTAGTTTGTGGTAAGATTCTGATATTATTCTTTCTCCTAACTCCCACTGATTATATTCTACAAAAGCCCCAGTAAACGTATCACCACTTTGTGGTAGGTTATAGGGTGTTAATAAGTTACTTTCTGTGATTGTATTGGGGTATGGGTCAACCTTACCGTCAGGTTTAAAATTCCATGACCAACCTAAACCAGCACAATTACCACCAGTTTTTGTTTTCCATAAGAATGATTCGTTTACAGCAAAAACACTTAAATATAAATCACTCAACGGTCTACCCAAATTATCGTTATAGTCACTGGTATCTAAATCATTATTAAAATTCCACAAATAGGAATTAGTATCTTCTTTTATTACTGTGTGGTCTACACCGTTTGTTGGTGAGTTGTTAGCTTGAAATGACTTGAATTTTTTAGAATACAGGCTGCTTTCGAAAGCACAATTATCTAATTCATAATTTTCTGGTGTCGATATGATTCTATGGTTATGTACGTAGTATTGTGAAGTGGTTTCTGTTCTATTTTGTGGGTCTATTAACCTCAAAAACACACCAACATCACCATCGTTAAATATTTGTGATTGCCCATTTAAAATAATATTTATTAATTTACTTTCAGACCCATAAGTTTGGTCACCTAAAGAAAAAACCGGTAGTTCGTTACTATTATTTATTGTTGTTACTAAACCACTGTTTATACTAACAACCGAAACTGTATTTTGTAATATTATATATTCACCCATATTTAATCCGTGGTCAACTGGGCATACCAGTTGTAAGGCAGATTTACCCTGAATTTTCACATTTTTTACGTAAAATGGTATCCCATCACTAGCCATAAAAGAAACCCCCTTCTCTAGTCCGGTTGTTTCTTTATCATAATAATACTCCATGGGTATCTGATTATTATGACTATCCACGTAGGATTGACATATATACCAATTCTCTCTTGTAGACTCTAATTCAGAATACATATGTGCTGAAGTAAGACCGGTATATGTTAAAAATTTAAAAAAGTCCGCGGATGGGTACCCACAAGCAACACTATCCCCATCCGATAGTGGTATTGGGTCGTAGTACAGGTTATTCGACATAAAAATAGGGTCGTAAGTACAACCGGAAATGATGTTTTCAACCATCGGTTTTAGTTTACCATACAACCTGTAGATGTTGGAGTCTTCTCTTTCTCTAAAATATTGGTCTTGTAGGTTTAGTACTAAATTTCTATCACCTTCAATCATAGTCCTAGTACTGTTCTCTAAACTATAAGGTATAAATAAATCCTTATCTTGTGAACCAACATATTTTTGTGAACCCCTAACTATCCTAATAGTTTCTTGATATCCCATTTAAAATTTTTTTAACTACCAGCTAGAAGTAATAATTCTTCTTCAGTCATTGGTTTAGGTACGTATTTTTCAATAAATGTATCGTACGATGTTGCTCCCGGTATCAAACCAAAATAATAGTGATAACCCACACCAGGTGCTATATACCTACTAGATTGTGAAGCTGTAATTGGTGTGGTGGGTAAATTGATTACCGAACTGTTTATTGTAGCTCTCCAAGTGGTTAAATCTTGTATATTCCCATAGGCTATTTCACCGGACCCCGTCACCCATTCAGAATCTGTGTATTGGTTAGTCCCATACCCACCACCATTTTTATCCCAAACGTAGAATGGTACGACTTGTGATGTTTGGTCTAGTATTTCAACAATACATTCTCTAACATCCGAACCAGATTGTAAAACCCCACTATCTTTTTCCAATAAGGGAGTTAGTGTTACACTATCATCTGACTGACCAGAATTACCTGGTACACTCACAGAATACTTATAATAAAAAGATTCTCCAGCTCCACCCCATGGTGTGCCATAAATTATTGAATTTGTTGGTGGTCCACCACCTGGGTTAACAGTACTAGGCCAAGCCGCTTCCCACATAGTATACGTCCCGTTTGGTTTGGTTAACGCTCCTGGTGGCATATATTCCCAAGCTAAGGTATCTACGGTAAACCATAACATACTTACCATATCCTGTGTCCCAAAAATTTCAACTTCTATTTCACCAGGTGGTGCATAATCGGTAATACCAACTTCTGAAAGTTGTGATATTATGGTAGCCATGCCACCATTTAATTCTCTTTGTCTTCCAGGGCCAACTTCATCACGTTGGAAGAACGTCCTCAAGGAAACTTTTTCGGTAAAACCTTCATTAAAATTAACCACTTCATTGACAGCATCCCACATAAATTCCCCTATCGGACTAAATGTTGTCACACCAATTTCATCCGAAACAGAACAACCTTCCCTATACCCCTTTTCTGTGCATATTTCACTTATATTTTCTATTACGGGACCTAAGTCCATTATTGTTGTTGGAAAGTGTAAATTTCTCTCATTACCACCCTCCGCTCTAACATTACTTCTTAAAGCTGAGTCATTATCACCTATAAACGTACCCGAACTTGAACTGTATGGTGTTGACCTATAGTAAAACTCTTGGTCATCACTATGAAAAAACACAACCTCACCACAATGTTTAACTTTATATCCGTTTTGGTAATCTTCGTTCGGTTTTAGTTTTGCTTTGAATTGGAACGCGTATAAAAACCCACCAACCCAGTTATTACCCCAAAAATAATTCATTAGACCATCACACATAGCTCTAAACACATTTTCTCTCTTCCTCCAATTACCTATACTTTCTATAGGGGTTACACTACCACCCCACTGAGCACCAGAAGGTGCAAATGATTCAGCTAGTGTCATAAAAGGGATTGAGTAACATCCGTCTTCTAATCTCATTGACGGGTCGTTGGGACTGGCACAATTTAAAAAATCGTTACCTTCCGCTGTGCTATCACCACCACCACCTCCAGCACCATTTAATTCGTCACACCAACCTGTACATTCACCACAACCACCACCATTAGCGGCACTAAAACAACCACATTTATCACATTCTGGATATTTTGTAACTCTCAAAAACATACACCCAAATATATCCTTACATTTTTTAGCTTCTTCGTCCTTCTTCGAGCAAGGACAGGTACCACACCTGCAGTGTTTATCCCTCGGACCAGTCCTCCAATAAATCCATTTACACATGGTACATAAAGCCGAATTAATGACATTTTTAATCCAAGTAATAAACCCCAATATAAATTCAACAATAGTACAAACTAACGCCATAATCGTATAAATCAAAGTATAGATTACTTGCAACATCCTAGTTAAAAACTGGCTAAGGACTATGTTAAAGTTTATGTTTTTGTTTGCACTGTTCGTTGGGAAAGGATTTGCTTGTCCGTCACAGGATTTCTCTTCTCTAGGAGCGATTTCTTTTACACCTATAAAACCATCTTTCCTTCTATGTTTCCAATGATTATGAAACTGACTAACAGTATACACCTTACTATATGAGAATTCATAAAAATAATCTTTACATGCTATAATTTCTCCAGTGTTAATTGATGGGTTAGGGTATTTCCAATAATCTATCGAGAAGGCGTACGAATCTTTATCCACACCACCATAATTACCATTTATATCACTATTGTATTCTTTAATATTTGGTACTAGGAACGCACCTCTCCTTCTTTGTCTAGAACTACCAACCGTTTCTTCTGGTTTAATTCTAAATCTATGTTTTGCTTTTGTAGGTACTCCTTTACTTGGGTCTTGTGAAAATGTTCGTTCACCAAATTCATTTGTTATAACATAATCTAGGTTCATAGGTATGTTGATTAGGAAAGCTCCATTATCATCTATGTTGTGACCACCATCAATATCAAATCTCTGTAGGACTGGTATCGTTTTTACCCCAGAACCCAAATTATCTGGGTCTTCTTCTTGTTTAAAAAATGGCGTAAACCTAATAGATTCTATTGTTCCTGGTGCTGGAACCAACGAACACAATTCACCCATTTTTGCTCTAGGTCTACAGTTTTTATTTACAGACATTTTAGCTTGGTCCGTACCTAGTGAACCCATAAATACAGCAGTTGGTTTTACCTCAACCCCCATTTCTCTCAAATCAAAATCAGTCCTAGTTATTGCCGCACCACACCCACTTTCCTCATCACCCCAAAAAGGTCTAACATCTATAAATTTTGACATGGTGACAATTTGTGGTAACTTATCAATGTTTGTTGAGCTTTTGAATCTGGCTCCATTAAAAGATGAGGACGGTTCACCTTGTAATTTAAAATCTTCCGGCACCATAGAAAAACAACCAATATCAGACAAATCAACATTCATAATCACAGTGTGGTCACCAACAGGGACCCCATAAATCATAAAATCACCACTTTCGTTAGTTTTAACTGTAAATTTATAATATTTGTTATAAACATATTCCATGTCTGGGTTGTGGAATACTTCCGACTTCTCTGGGAAACTACCTGTCGGTATGTGTCCTGTATAGTTTGCTGTGGACGATAATAGGTTATACCTATAACCTTTTTCGTTTCTATTGTTTTGATTTTTGTATGGGTATATTGACCGTACTACCTCATTTTCAGCGTCTACCTTATCCAAAGGTATAAAAACAGACACCTTCGCGTTAGGTATCCCAAAACCACCGTTAACAATCACTCTACCAGCGATAACACCAAAATCAGCACAATTTCTTGGGTATACGTCGGTTTGGTGTAGTTGAAGACTTAATATCTCTAACATGTCGAAATCTTGACTTAAATCCAACGTCACTTCTTTATCGACACCGATTTCTGTCCTAATCCTTAAATTTTTTGGCATAAAATCTCTTTATATAATAAATACTACTTATTCTAAAATCAAAAATAGGTAGTATATTAAATTATGTAAATAATTAGGATATGTTTGGTCTGGATATTTGTTTAACTCTAACTCTCACATCAACATCAGGATATCTTATTTGTGGAATTTCGTCTGGTAGGAAAAATAGTGCTTGGTCTGTGGTTACTATTTTATTGTTACTTGTAGTTGGTTGACTTGTTTTTGAGTTTGAATATCCGTCACCCGTATTATTATATACTCTTACATCTATAACATTTAACACCCCGTCTTGTTTTGATACTTCCCCATATACCTCACTTAAACTAATCGTCTCACCCATTTCATGGGCGTCAACGTTAAAGAATTGGGTAATTTTATTAATAACGTTACCAACTATCTCTCCTTGGTTGGCGTTATTTGTTATGACAATGTCTAACTCCAAACCTAAATCAATTACATTGGCAGAAGATATTTCTATATAATCGTTTATCATTCTATAGTTGGAAAGGTATTCGGATATATTATTTTTTAGGGTTGAACTTACACTTGATGACAGAGCTCCGTCGGGTGTGTACGATAATATACTAACTTTAACCTTATTTTCTATTTCTGTAACACCAACCTTTGCTGCGGCCCCATACTGTGAGGGCATTGTTCTTATTTTATTAACATAATCGTTAATAGTTACCGCTCTATTTTGTGCTGAGAAATTAAACGCTATATAATTTCTAATTTCTTCCGTGGACATCTGTTCGTCACCACCAATAGCTGATGTAACGTTATTAACCTTCAAACTATTTCTAACACTACTATTAATACTAGTAACCGGCCCAGAAACTACAAAATCTAAAACCCCTAACGAATTTATAGCTCCAGCTCCCAGGTTAGACGCTTTACCCCCACCAACCCTGTATTGAATGAATAGTGTTGTGTTAGGTCTGACTACAGAACCTAAAGATATGTTATTTACGAATTTATTAAGGTTTACTTTCACACCATATTTCGCAAAATCATTTAGTAGGTTTTGTGATTTATTATTACCGTTACCGAATGTTAAAAAGAAAAACCCTTCAGGCGTAAATTCGGTAATAAACCTATTTTCAGTTAATATGTATTTACCGGACTTCATTCCGGGTCTGTCCGCTGGTATAGCTGGGTCTATTTCAAATATTTCAGACTCAGCTAAAGCATTTACTTCGTACCATTTATCATTTTTAGCGTTTATAAATTCTAGGTTGGATGGTAGTGTCGTGTAACTAAGTCCATTTTTTTCAATTACTGACGTAACCCCTAAAACATTCCTTTCCGGTAAAAACACCTTAGCGAATGGTTTACTATCAATATCTGTTATTTCTTTTTTAAATACTTTAGTAACACCATTAACAATCACTTCCCTTTTTGTTATTGTGTAATTTTGGATAATCCCTCTACCGTCAAGATTTGGTATTTTTGTTCTGTTTGGGGTTCCTTCTGAGGAATAGGGTGAGGAAAAGTCACAATCGTTAATCAATTCAAATATCTGACCACCACCCCTTACTTGAGCTCCTCTTCTTAAAAACCCCAAATACCTATCATCTTCTTTATCCCCTCTTACTGGTACTATTATTGAAAAATCACATAGTGTTATAGATGGTCTATTTCCTGGTATTTTTAAACCATAAGTCCTAGCTATATTAAATAAAGAACTTCTTTCTTGTGCTGAGTCTAATACTGTTTCTTGTAACGTCCTATCAATACTAAAATGTAAATTATCAGCTACAGCGGCATTTAAATCTAAAAAAACTGAATATATCGAGGAATCGTTAGAGTTCTGTATTAGGTCCGGATAGTACGTATTAGTTAACCTTAGTAATTCATTTCTTAACCCTAGAAAATCCCTTTCTGTATATGATATTTTTTTGCTTGCCATTCTATAAATTAATAATTATGAAATCTCTTGTCCCAAACACATCGTCTTTTATTGTATAGTCTATAAATATTTTAGCTGTGTATTCTTCAGTACCATCACCAGCCATCCTATAAATCCTATCATCTAAATCATTATCTAGTGTACTATTTTGTGCTGATATGGAAGGGTGGTTAGAATTATTTAATTCTTTTTCTTGTTCCCTAATATCTTCTAATGTTTCTATTTTAATTTCGTTTACTACTACATTTGGTATGTACTTTTTTATTGTATCTCTTAGTTCAGAATCTATAGCGGCAAATGTTGATTTATCCATTTGGTCGAATATATATTCGTATAGTCCAGTTCCAAAATCTGGTAAAAAATACCTAGTACCTTTTCTGGTTAATATAAGGTGGATTAGGTTAGCTTTTACCTCTTCCGGTAAAGTATCTGTTGTTTTAAGAAACAACCCACTTTCACTATCTTGGAATGGAAATGATACACCATACCTTTCTCTTGCTATTATTGTCATATTAAATAAATACTTTACTTTGGTTTATCTATCGACTTTCTGGAACATCCCATCTAATACTTGTTCGATAGCCCCCATCAACGCGTACTGGTCACCACCCCAACTATCTTTATGTCGTTCAATTAATCGGTCAACAACGTATCTTAGGTCTTTTTCTAAACCATCCCATTTATCATCATCACTTGTTTGCCAAGAAACTTCTTCTCTTAATATTTTTTTAATTAGTGTTTTCATTATTATTATAAATATCACCCCTAAGTTCTTTGTTTAACTTAAGATGTTGTGGCCAAAAAGGGCAGTGTTTACAGCCAGACCCACAACAACTACCTCTTTTTATGTGGTATTTTTCTGTTAAAACCATTTTACCATTTTCTAAATAAAAATCTCCGTCTTGTAACCTATTAAATTGTTCACTATTTTCACTATAACTGTGTTTCACTAGTAACATTTAAAGATTTTAAATCAACATCTAACTCACAAACACCACCTGCACAAGCTAACTCACCAGATAAATCAGTATTATCGTCCAATTCAATAACATTAGATAGGTTAACATCGTTTAAAACTTTCATCATTTCATAATACCTTTCTTCAGTAATATCTTCAAACGGTGCTTGTGTGTACGTACCTCCATTATATGGTAATACCGCCAACCCATTATAGTGATTTCTATTTTCCCACATCCATTCTCCAGCTAAATCCCATTCATCGTCTTTTAAGGAAACTGTAGCCGAAACATTGTGGGAATTTGAACCCTTTCTATGTCCACTTCTAACCCATTCAGTTGCAATTTTTTTAACCCTCTCTAATAAGTCAAACGGTGATTCAGTTCTCATAATAGCTCCTGATGGGGCTTTTTGAGGTACTTGTATTACTGCTGTATCATGTGGTCTGAAGTATTCGTCTTCTACTAGTTCCGGATGGTTTAAGTTTAGATATGTGTAAATAGCTTCATTCTTACCAACTCTAACTCTACGAATATAATAATCGTTATGCCATGCATGAATACCTGATGAAGTTCCTAATGTTAAAGATGTGGTTCCTGCTGGTTTAACTGTGGTTGTTCTAGCAGCTTGGTTTATGTTTAGAAGTTTAGCGACTCTGGTATTTTCTCTTTTAACTAGACTTGCTGCTTTTTTAGTGTCATAATTTAAAACTTTACCAGACCCTATACCGGTCATTGATACCCCAATAAGTGCGTCTTTCTCAGTAGTTTCTTGCCATATTTCTCTTAAATAATGAAATGATGTATACCCCGCTTGTAGTGTTCCTATAAACGCGGCTGTTTTTACTCTCTCATTCAAATCTTCTTGTGATTCTATATTAGAAACATTAACTTCACATAGGTTACAGAATTGGTATGGTCTTAATGCAATCTCACAACATGGATTAGTTCCCCAATCTTTATCATTATTTAGATATATTCCAGGTTCTCCCGAATTTGATAGTTCAACTCTCTTCCATAAATTCATAAAAAATTCTTTAGTGATTTTATGTCTCATTAAACATGCTGAGTTGTTTGCTCTACCTCTTTGTGGGTTCAATTCCCACCAATTACCAGCTTTACAACCAATCATTTGTTCGTCATCAGCACTAAATAGACTAATTAAAGCCGCTCTTCTAATTCCACCCGCTAGTACAGCATCTGCTATATAACATACAATATCATGTACCTCAAGTGTGGTTAAGTGTTCCCCATTTTCTTTTTCCTCTAATATGCCTTCAATCTTAACCAAACATTCTTTTAGTGGTTGGGGTCCTGGTGCTTTACCCCCTGAAGTTATTAACCTCGCACCTTTTGCTCTAATATCTGTATAATCAAATTCTACTCTACTACCCCCACCATTCATATACGATTTCATTAAAACTTTAATCGAATCTGCCCAACCTTCAATTGAGTCTCCAATTAAAAACCTTCTTTTTCTTTTTGGGTAGGGCTTTTGTATCATCGGTAGTTTAGATACGTGATGTTTTTGTACTGAATAACCTACTCCCGTACCACCTAATAATAGAAACATTGTTTCTGAAAATGAATCAACATGGTCAATAGGTAGGTAAGCACAATTATAAATCCTATTAGGTGATATTTCAATAGGTTTACCACCAAATTGCATAGACCTCATTGAAGGTAATACTTTCTTATCGTACACTAATTTGTATTTTTCTTCTATCTCATCTATTAAATGTGGGTACGTTTTTATATGCATGTTTTTATTCCTACTTACTAATTCTTCCCAAGTTTCTCTTCTCTCTAGGGTTGGTAGGTATTTTGCGTATTTCATATACACCGTAATGTCTGATAAAATTTTGTTAGAAATTTCCATATTTTTATTTTATTTTATTTATTGTTTTTTCTCTTTTTTCTAGAGCGTCCATCACTCTTTTGTGGTTTCTTTGTGTTTTGTCTTCCTCGAAACCTAAGAAAGTTTGTGTTGATTGTGTGTCTATTTCTAAGGTGGAATTATTAAATGTACAGTTTTCAAATATAATACCATCCTGACCTAACCTAGATTTTGTTATAGCAATTGTAGCTAGTCCAAGTTCTTTTTGTTGTAACGATTTCGCTATCGAGATTATTACGTGACCAACTTGGGCTTTTTTAATTGACCCACCCATTTGGTCTGTAGTTACCACCTCGGAAGATATCGACGACCTATTACCTTGTGCGGCTGTCCAACCCACTAAATTTAACTCATGGCACATACCTTCAAATTTTCTCATGACAGAACCCTCACCTTTCCATTCATCATTATAACTTTTATCTGGTATAACACAATCAATATAATCTAAAACCACAATATCTAATTTAACTCCTTCTGATGTTATTTTTCTAATTTGGTTTTTAATTTGTGGTATTGTAAATTCATCTGAAGCTAACTTTTTTAATATTAACTTTCCTTCTTGTTTTTGCATCTCACTAGCCTTAGCTAGTACTTTTTCTTTGTGGTCACTTAATTCTTGTGGTGGTATGCCGGTCCAACAAGTAAAATGTTTTCTTTGTATTATTTTAGGGTTATCTTCAAAAAATATTTGTAATACGTTGTACCCCATATTAAAAGCTGTATTAGCAAATCTTGTTAGTATTGTAGTTTTACCCACACCAGTTGGTGCTAATATTACACCTAACTCTCCTTTCGCTAACCCACCATTTAATAAATTGTCGATACCGTCTATACCAGTAGGGATTGGGTGCCTATAATCAACTTCAAGAACCTCTTCTATGTTTTGGAACACCTCTAGGTTTCCGTCATTATTATCACCTATTGTTATAGCTTTTCTTATGTATTCTTCACATTTATCATAACTTTCAAACTCACCCTTATCTAATATCTTTTCCACCTTCCTAATAGCTTTTTGTAATTCTTGTTGTTTACAAAATTTTATTGTTTTTTCTTTTATAAATAAATGGTCATCAAAAGATGATTCCTTAACCTCCTTTAAAGTATCTATTACGTTCTTTTTAGCCATTTCAGAAGAAATTTCTAACTGTGTTAATTGTTGTAGTCCTTCAAATGTAGGTACGGAATCGTATTTATCATAATAGTCTTTAATAAGTTGCATTATCAACTTAAAATATTGATTATCAAAATATTTTGGTAGTATGCTATCTATAATCGAGTTAGCGAAAGATTTGTCTATGATAATTAGGTGTAATATTTTTATCTGAAAGTTATACCCTAAGTATCCGAAATTTTCTATTTTATTCATATAATATGGTTTAAAAATAAATAGTAATTATTACTATTTAAAGTTGTTTATCTAGGTAGTAACTAAGAGTTTTTCTCATTGACAATGTGTCAGTAAGTTCTCTTAAAATATATGATATTTTAGGTCTTATATCCACAGAATACCTAACTTTTGGTGGGTATATGTCGGCAGGGAAAAGTCTAGTCATTATTATTTTATTCCCTCTTTTTATAAGTATCGTGAAATCTTCGTTTTCTACCTGTGGTTTTGTCACGTCGTCTTTAAAATATTCATCAACAATATCTACAGTTTTTAAAACTAATTGTTTAACAATCACGTCTTTAATATTTTCTACAGCCCAATAAAGGTCGACTGACTTTAGTGTTTTATGGTTGTGATTCCTTACTGTGAAAAATCTTTGGCATATGATATTATCTTCGATTGATAATACGAACTCAAATTTTTCTTTCTCTTCTGTTTTTTGCATTTTATTAGATTTTTTTAAATTTATTTTTTTCAATCCTTGTTAGTCTTAAGAATGGTTCAGTAAAGTTTATGAAAGATTTATCAGAATTTCCAATAAAATTAAATAAACCATCATCCATCATCATCCTTAATAGGTTTTTGTATGAACGCCCTTCTGGGTCCATATTTTCATTTATTAATTGTTTAATTTCTTTTTTTTCTTCTTCGGCCAACAGAGTATTGTCTAAATCCACTAGTAGTTTATTTCTTTTAAAGAACCAATCCCCTAATTCACCCTCTTTTGTAATACCTTTTATAATATTTTTTAACCTAAAATTCTTATCACCACCTTCAAACCTCTGTTTACAAATGTATAAAAATTCTTCAACACTAATTTCTTTATTTGTTATTTCTGGAGCTAAATTTATTAACGTTTTAATCCCCACACCTTTAACCCCAGTTATATCGTCAGAAGAATCACCACACACAATTTTAATTAATTTTATATTTTCTACAGGTATTATATGTTTTTCAAATTTAATTTTATCACCAATTTTAACTATGTCTAAATTATTTAAAAGTTTTAAACTAACACCACCACCAACTAGTTGTGTTAAGTCCCTATCGTTAGATAAAACAACAATATCTTCACGATTATCAATATCTATTTGTTGTGAGTTAGCTTTACAGTAAAAAGCTAAACAATCATCTGCTTCATGACCTTTAAATTCACATTGTCTAATAAAAACTTCTTCTAGGTATTGTTGCAGTCTGACTTTTTGGGAAAATAGGGATTCTCTTTTTTCGTCGGTTAATCTTTTGTTGGTTCTTTTTGATTTGTAAGGCGGGTATATTTTTCTCCTATTTGCACTATTTTTCTCACCATCCCAGGTTACCACAACCTTATTAAAGTTATGTTCTACTATTAATTTTTTTATGGTATTTAAAAAATAGAAGACAGCACCTGGTGCGTGTTCTTTGTCTTGGAAGTTTTTTAATCCATGAAACCCTAACATTAATAATGAGTTACCGTCAACAAGAAGAGTTTTTGTCAATTTATGATGATTAAAGGGTTAAATACTATTTTCTATTTCTAAAAGTTCTATTTCAAAATTTAAATCTTTGCCAGCTAATGGATGATTCATATCTAACGTAACTTTATCTGTTGTTACTTCGAGTATCCTAGCTTTAGTTGCTACTCCTTTGGTGGTTTTACCTTGGATTACTTCATCTATAACAAACCTAAATTCTTTTGGGAAGTCTTCTCTTGGTACTTTGACCACAGCCTCTGGTTTTACATTTCCATAAGCTAATGAATATTCAATATTGACCGTCTTTGTTTCACCAACACTCATACCCCTAACAGTATTCTCAAAACTAGTAAGCATCTTACCCTCACCAATAATAAACTCTAGAGGTTTTTCTCTTTGTTTTGAATTATCAAATTCTGTCCCGTCTGTTAGTTTACCAACGTAATGAACCTTTACCTTATTTCCTATATTAATTTTCATTTTGTTCTTCTTTTATATCGAATTCACCCCCAAACCCTAATTGTTCCGACCAAAAGGATGCGTATTCTTTTTTGTATTTTTCTATTGATTTTTTTTCTTCGGAGGTTTCCTTTCCAGCTAAAAACCCATGTGGTGCTATTAATATTTTACCATCCTCATAACCTAAACCATTAACATGGTTTTTCATTATAGTTATTTTTGTTCTAGTGGCAAATTTTACTTTTCTTTTATCTTTAACAGCTGAGATGTTAGTGGTTCCAGCGTTTTTTTGATTACCGAACCTAAAGACTAACGTTGAGTTTAACCATAGTGCTTCCCCACCTTTAGCTTTAATTTTTGGTTGTCCAAAAGGGTTATCTGGTAATTCAACCCATGGTTGGTTGACCACAACTAGTGTGTTGGTGTACTTACTATCCTCTCTCCTAGATTTACCAATTCTCTGGTTAATCCCCATACCAATTTTATCAGCTAAAGTCGCTGCGTTATGCATTTTACCACCCTTACCTTCAAAGGTCATCTTACACGGTATCGAACCAACAGAGTCCCACAAAAATAATAAATCATACTCTAACTCCCCCTTTTCTTGAGCGTCTAATAGTTCGTTTATATAGTCGGTAATTTGTTCTATATACTGGAAGTCGTTATTAAATAGAAAGAACCCATCCCAATCTAACTCACCAGTCTCTTTATCTACAGTTTCCTGACAATCAAAACCCATAAGTTTAGCGTGACTAAACCCCCATTTTTGTTCGGTAATAAGAATAACCGGTAAAATCCCTTTCTTCTGAGCATCAACAGCTGTTTTAATTAAAGCTGTTGTTTTACCGGTATCCGAATGCCCTAAAAACATTTGTAGATGACCCATAGCTGGACCAGGTACTCCCGTCGCGTCAAGGAATTCTGGTCCTAGGTCGAAAAACTTATCAGCTTTGAACTTAGCTTTTTTCGAGAACTTACTTTTTATATCTGAAAAACTTTTTTTCTTTAATGCCATCGGTATAATTTTTAAAATGGTAAATCTTCGTCCGCTTTCTGGTTTGTTTGTGGGTCCACAAAGCTTTTGGTATTGTTTCCTCCCATATCTATTGTACTATTTTTTTTCATAGTAGGGTCGTCGTAAGTATATTTTTTTAACTCATTATCCCAAACTGGTTCAGCTCCTTTGGCTATAGCTTCTAGGTATTCAACTGGTTTTTGTGAGTATACATCTTTCCAAGTTTTCTCGTTAGATGTCCACTCTTCCGATTCTGAGTTATTATCCGATAGTTTACCCGGGTCTTCATACATCACAGAAGATACTGTTGTATATTCCCCTCTCCCACCTGGTAATGGTACTGCTTGTAAAATAAGGATTAAATCTCTACCTTCATTAACATCAGTAACATCCCCTTTATTTCTCCAAATAGGGATAATTTTATCAATTGGTCCATCACCTTTCCAATTATGTTTAAATCTCCAAAATTTAACCCCATCCTCTTCTTTATCTCTATCAATTACTTTTACTATATAAAACTTTTGTGAACGATATTGTCTTGCTAATTCTTTTGATTGTTCATCACCAGCTAATTTAAGTGCTTCTTCTACTTCATTTAACGGACTTCTATCTCCGGTTGGTTTACCTGTAGAGTCTTTACCTGGGTCATAAATTTTCATCCACCTACCTTGCACTTGTGTGTTGTGAAAAAACACTTCTTTAAATGGGGAACTGCCGTCTGTTGTCGGTAGTATTCTGATTCTTTTTTCACCTTGTTTGGTACCTTTAGGTAATGCAATAGTGAAATATTGTTTTAGTCTATCTTCGTCCGACATTCTTGGTTTTGAAGATGATTCTTGTTTGTTTTTTTCGTATTGGGCTAATACGGCGTCTAGTGAACTCATAGTAATTTAATTTTTATTTAGTTTTTATTTTCATTTAAATATAAGGAACTTATTTCGTCTTGTCAATTAAGAAGTGATAATTTTTAACATAAAAAAAAGCCCTTAGTAGGGCTTTAAATTTACTAAATATTTTACTTTTTATCAAATATCAAAACTATTTTTTATGTCACCATCGGAGTAGTTTTGTACATCACTAGCTTTTAACACGTAACTATCTTTACCCTGTTCTTTAAACTTATCTTGACTATCATCCCAATAATCACTTAGTGTTTGGTTGTATGGCCCGGAATCTTGTTTTCTTAACGACATCTTTTCCTCTTCTGTTTTTGGTCTATTTTTTTCTATTTTTTTTTCTAGATTGTTAATTTGTTTCATTAAAGTATCCATACCACTTAATTTATCTTCCATAGTACCTAACATACTCATTAAGGAATCTAATTTTTCATTACTACTATTAACCACATCAACAGTTTCACCTTGTTTACTTACTAATTCTGTAACGTCTAATTCGGTGGTGTCCGTATCTGTAGTTTCTGTATCTGTAGTTTCTGTATCTGTAGTTTCTGTATCTGTAGTTTCTGTATCTGTAGTTTCTGTATCACTAGAATCACCATCCACATCTACCGGTGGTTCTGGCATTTCTGGAAATTCGCTATCTGTGGTGTCTGTAGTTTCAACATCAACATCTTCTTGTTCAGACATTTCTTGTTGTCTTATTTTGTATTTTTCTAGTCTTTCTGAAGACCCTAAATTATCTACAAACCCAGAACCACCACCTAAACCACCCACCTGTTCCTCTAAATGTATAGAGTTGTATGATATCTGGTTAAATCTGTTTAGTTCTTCGGTTAATTTGTTTTTTAGATTATCCATTTAGTAATTGTTTGACGTCTCCGTTTGGTGACTCTACTTGTACCTTTTTATTAAGCATTACCCCATTTTCATTTCTTTCTATTAAACCATCTCTAGTCCTCACAGTATAACACACCCCAGTATCTAAATCACACACTTCTTTACTTGTGTTGTCCATAGTACTAGATTTTTCAACAACATTAGCTGTATTTTTACCTATAAACTTACTTAATTTGTTTTTTAAATCTTCTGATATCATAATTTCTTTTATTAATAAATATTAATTAATTTATTTAAATTCTTTTTTACTGTTAACCAATTTCAGTTATGTAATCACTATCGAATTTATCTGGGTTTAAATACTCCATTTTTTCCGATAAATTTTCATCTATAACATACCTCCGTATCTCATAATGTAAGTGAGTACCACTAGAATTTCCAGTGTTACCCATATTACCCAAAAACTGTCCTTTTGTTATAGCCGTACCAACGTTATTCGCTATAAACGATTTATCTTTAAAATGAGCTAAAACAAATTCGTATTTAGATACAGCGTCTTTAACCCAAGAAGAAGTGTCTGTTTGTTTTATTAATGTTCTTGTTATGTAAACGTGATTACCATACCCACCACCACAAGCTTTTCCAGTACCAACTTTACAACCACCATATTTCTTACTTAAAATCCCAGTTACTGGTGAGGTTATTGCTATTTCTTCACCTTTAAATTCTTGTTTAGGTGAGTAATCAACCCCCTTATGTAACCTACCTTTTCGTTTCGCTTCAAATATTTGTGCTCCACTTGGTTTTACGATTTTACTTAGGTTCACTGGGTCTTTTACTTCAATACCCAATATATTAATTTTTATGATGTCTTCTTCATCGTTTAGTTGTGTTATCGAATTACCGACTAAATCAAAAGAATCTAGACCATCAGTAACGTTACCAACATCCTCAGTTTCACTTTCTTTTAGATTTTTAAGTAAAGTTTCTTGTATCCCAGATAATAGGTCAGTAACTTTAGGTAATGATGGTATCCCCACCCGAACACCGGTAAATGTTGTGGTCATTTCACCATTTGATATTGAGTGGTTGACATCCATAATCAAATAAGGACCACTAAACATAGGTATATATCTTAGTTGAAAGTACGTTGTTGGTTGTATTAGAGCGTTACCAAAACATGTAACCTTACATTGGTATGACCTGGATTTATATAAGTTAAATAGGTTAAGTGAGTTTGTCGCTACTTTTGAACCACTAGCTAGTTTACCCATGTCTTCTATTATTATAAAAGATTCACTAGTGTTTGGGAACTCTGTTTGGTCTAGCGATATATCTTGGAATATTTGTTGGTTTGGTATACCGAAGTCCACAGCAAATGCCATTACTTTATTTTCTAAATTTAAACTTTCGGGGTCGGTAGGTGGTTTATTATTTATTAATGGGTTTGGACTAACTCTATCTAGAATAAAAGAATCATTATTGAAACCGTACGTTGGGGTTTTTATATCTAGGTTTGTTGATGGTGGCCCAACATATTGACATAAGTATACTGGTGAAGAGTCGGTTGTGTCTACCTCTTTAAACGCACCAAACATAGCATTACCCTGTTTTGCGGTTTCATTACCTTCGATATTATAAAAATTAATGTATGAAGGTAGTGGTATCCAGTTAAAGAAATTTGTCCGACACATATTACTCATAAATGCACTTATGTTCTGGTTAACCGAAACAGAGCCTGGTGACTCTGAAGCTAGTGCCAAACCTTTAAACACATAAATATCACCAACAGCCTCGTTACCAATATCCATATTTCTCCTATCTAAAAACAAAAACCTTTCAAATATTGTGTTGTAGTACGGTACCCCACCATTAGATGTTGAGGTTGGTTTTTTTAAATCCGACCCTTGTACTTCTGTACCAGCAATCCATTTATCGTTAAATGTTTTAAATGATTGATATAATTCTAATTTTAGATTATCTCCATCAATTTTTGGTCTTTCTGGGTCCTCATCAACCTCACCCCTTAATTTACCTAACGGGTCTATTTTCGAAACCTCCTTTAAAAAATTATTTATATAAACATTTCTTTCAACATCAAAATTAGTGTCCTGTAAATTTTTTAAAATAACCACAAAATCTTGCTTACTAGTGGGGGTTACTAAATTAGCACAAGTTGTAACATAATATTTAAGTATTTGAGCAAAAGAAAATACTGTGATAGGTGATATGTCAAAATTCACAAAAAACTGAAAACATAGGTTACACACATTCTGGAATTGTGTTGGTGTCCCAAATTCTTCTTTAGTCATAACCACTTCCCCAATCTCCATTTGGAATTGAACGTCTAGATACCCTACAGGCCAATCTGTCGCAATATACTTAGGTAAGTTGTATGATTCTTTAATTTTTCCTTTATCTAATAAAAGACCAATTAATTGATTTGTTGGTGTTCCACCACCTTGACCATCTAACCTTGTTATTATGTCAAACCCATTTACCGAACCATGTTTATATATAATCGTCTGATTTAAAAAAACGTCATTAATATTTAAAAATTGTGATAATTGTGCGTTTGCTATGTCCTGTGTGGTGTGTGTTATGTTACCGGTAATCTCAGTAACGTATTCTTTTGGTACCACCATTATTTTCTTAAATATTTCTATAAATGAAGTATACTGCCCATCTACGATACTAGCGTTAGGGTTTTTTGTTGTTGAAAACTTTATAAATTCGTCTTCAAACTTTTCTAGGACTTGGGTTGGGAAAATAGATAGTAACTCATTAAAACTTTCATAATTACTAGATGTTGTTGTTGTTAAATTAATGCTCCAAGCGTCTTGCTCTACTTTAGCGTTATTTACCCTTTTAAAGTAATTACTCCAAGGAACCCTACCATATATAGCTCCATAATTGGTTCCTGATTTAACATCAAAAGAACCAAATCCAGCACCCGCCCATAAAAATCTCGCACTACCATCAAAAGCTGCTGTTGTTATATTATCACCTATATATTCTAAATCAGAATTAACTAGACCACCACTTGACGGGTACAGTATGTAGTATGGGTTTGTTGCGGGGTCTAATTCTTGTACACCAAACCCAGATGGTATGTTATTCGAATCTGCGTATGTCGTATAAAAACTATACTCCACTCCGTCAACCTCAACTTTTGGTATTTCTTCTTTTACAATCTCCATTATGTATCCACCTAGGAAATTTGTTTGTAAATCCTGTACTGGTACCCACGTACCGACTGTAGGTAATATATTACTACCTGTTATAATGTTATGGGTCATAGATATTAATCTAGGCCATAACCCTAATGTCTGTTGGTTTATATCTAGACCTGGTAGCACATTACCGTTATCTGAATAGTCAAACCAACCATAACCATTTGAATATGCTGGGTCAACATACCATTCGTTACATCTAATATCACCATCATTACCCATAGTACCACCATCACCAGAACCTAACCCACCAAAAACAGAAAATTCTTCTGGTGTTTCATTTTTATAATTCCACCACAAAGAACCAATTTTCAAAATAAAACTATATGGTAATTCGTGATATGAAGCCAGTTGTTTGATTAATTGTGCTACATACCCACCATATTGGTGTTTACCACTAAAACCAATTATAGTTTTTTCTAGTGTACTTGTTATTGGTAAAGAGTTTAAGTAGAGATATGCGGCGTCACTATAAGCACCGGTTGTATTACCAGCGTTTACGTTTTGCCCACCTCTATAAATTGCATTTGCAAACCAAGGTGTGTTAAGCATAGAAACTGACTGCCTAGATAAAGACTCTGATAGGTTGTTAATACCTTCTGTTAATGACTGATTTAAAATGTCTTGTTTTGTATCGTAGTAGGCGGACCAATTATCCTTAGTTGTGAAAGATTTTACAACAGATAATTCATTTATAACCTGATTATATAAATCAATATTTTCAATTTCAGACTTCCAATTCCAATTTGTAAAAAAATAATTATGGTTTGTCGTCCCATAGACTCTTGAAGCTGACGGGATGGTTAACTTATCTATATCGTAAAATTTTTGTCCTGTTATTGTTATTGAATCGGCTAATTTTACTTTTAGTTGGTTTATGTTTCTGAAATTAAATGGGTAAAAGTCAAAGTCCCCATCTTCGGTTTTTTTACCCTTCCTATATAAATCAACATATTTTAGGTATTCACCATTATCCACATTTGTGTTAAATATTGTTGATGTGGCGTATAGTCCGTAATTAGTCCCAGGAATACTAGTGTTTTGTAAATTTTTATTTCTAATATACAATGTGTTTATTACATTATTTTCCCAATTTTCATATCGTTCTGGTGAATCTTTTTTTAACTCTCTAAATAGGGAATCCCATTTTAAATTATTACCACTAAAAAATTCTGACATTTTAAAATCAGATTCTAATATTTTAGTTAAATTTTTACTATCGTTCTTAGAGGCCTCTAAAACCGTATCAGTCATACTTTTTTCACCACTAGCTAAAGATTTATACCCAGAAACACCAACATAATTCACAAAATCTTCTGCCCTATCTACAATCTCCCATAGTATATCATTTTTTGTTTTGTTATTGTCATAAACTTTATCGTTAAATGGGTACTCCCTTACGGAGATTGGTATCGACCCTAGGTATGTTGCTTCGTTAATTGTTGGGAAAACTTTATCAGCCTCTTTAAAGTTAGCTACTTTAGTATATTCCTCAATAAATTGAATCTCAGGCCAAAGTAGTGGGTTATAAGCTTCGGTTTTTGATAGGCTACCGGAAGCTCCTGGATATGTCAATACTAATTCACCTGTTTCATCGTTAGATTCATAATATTGTGGCCAAGGAAAACATTGGTTCTCAAACCTACTGGGTGTGTCTTGGAATCCGGCTTTAGTTGGTCCGGTGACCGACTCTATTCTTTTTTCACTAAATCTCTGGTCAAAAGCTTTTGTATGAACATTATCCATCAATCTTAGATATGTATCTACACCTGAAATTAAAACCGCTGATAGGTTTCTCATCGACGGGTAGAACTCTAAAACCTCAATAAATGTTTTGTTTAGTTTTTCAGTTACACTAGTCTGTATGTCTTTAAAATTTTTATCAAATTCCTCGAAAACTCTAGTGTACGTCCCACCAAAACTTTTTGGTGTTACATCCAACACGTAGTACCCTTTTGCTGGTATCTGGTCTAAATTATTGGCCTGATTATTTTTAGCTCTTTGGTTATATACCGTGAAATTGTCTATCGATGTGATAGCCCCTTTACCCCCTAACTTACCAAATGTTCTATTCTCATTTAACACTTTTTTATACCCCTCCAAAAGGTATTCTAATTTAGATTCAGCGTTTTTTATGTATTCATCATCTACAGCTTTTAATTTCATAGCTACAGCTTTCTTTGATTTTTCGTTAATATTTTGATTGTTAGATGATATGGTAATATCCAAAGGTATATATTCACTTTCATCTTTCGTTATAAAAGTAGAAACCCAACCATCTTGACCGAATATACTATTGTATAAATCTTTTAATTTACCACTATATAATTTTTGGTCATTTGTGAATTGTAAATCAACTTTATTTAATTTCTCACCCAACCTATCGGTAAACTTATCAACTTTTTCAATTAGTTCATTAATTGTTAGGTGTGGAAAATCTTGTGGTATTAATTTTTTTAATTTATATATATTATAAACCTCATTTAAAGTTTTTCTACCTAAACTTTCACCCAATTCACCATCGACCCCGGAGGATAAGTTAGGGTACATATATGGAGCAAGCATAGCTTGTTGTACGTTAATATCATTTAATAAAGCTATATGGTTACCTATAAAAGTACCCCTCATTTTAAAATCACCAGTACTACTGTCAAAAGAGGTTGTGAAGTTAGTTAACGCTAATTGATACTTTACAGCCTTCCCATAGTACCCTTTAATTGTTAACTCGAATACTGGGTATGGTAAATGAAAAAAAGCTGTATATGGTGTGTTTGCTTCTGCTTGTTCGAATAAGGTCTTACCCCTAATATCGACAAAATCTATATTTACTTCTGGAACAAAAGAAGATGATATATTTATCTCTATACTTCTAATACCAAAACCCTGAAAATCATTTCTACTATCTATAGATTTAGATGTGAAAGTTTGACCTTTATCACTAACATCTTGTTTTCTTTTAATTTTATTTACATTTGTATCTGTAAAAGCTTCCGTCCAATCACTATCTAACGAACTTTTATTTTGTGGTTTTAAAAAATTAATTTCACCATCATGTAATGAGACGGTAACAGATGCGTCAGAAGCTCCCCTTGCGGAAATGAGTTTTGACCTAGGTATTACTTTGGCTGTTAGGTTTACGTACATCACCAAATCTTCCTGTCTAACAAGTCTATCTTTAATAACTGTACCGTCAACACTCACAACCTTATTAGGGTCAATCAACACTACGTTACCACCTACTTGTTTACTATATACATTTTCACTACCACTTACAATGTTATCTGCCATAATATAATAAATGTTTATCTAATTCGCTCTTATAATCTAGTAAACTAACATTTAAAGGGAATGGTACTCTAATAATAGTCCCATCTAATATATTCCATTCCACACCACCATAAGATGGGTTTGCTTGTAAAATTAACCAACCAAAATAAGGATTTTCGTACATTTGTTGTGAGATTTTATCCAACCTACTTCTCCCAACTTTATACACCACGAATCTATCACTAGTCTTTTCTGGTATTTTTATTAATGGTACGGGTTTATTCACCCCGTTAACCACAAAATCTTTGTATCTATTATAATATGACATTTTATGATATTGTTATGTTATTAATTACTTTGTTATTATAACCTTTATTGTTGGTTCCAACTATGGTTGTTTTAAAAAACTCTCTAACCAATAATAACTCACTATAATTTTCTGTAAAGACAACTTCAAGGTTATCTGTTGTTGGTTGTCTACCAATTAAGGTTTTTAATTTTTGTGGTATTTCGTTTTTACTAAAGTAAATTTCATACTGTTTGGTGTCATAATCTAAAAGTGTTATAGCAAATTTTAATATGTTTTTTCTATACTCACCTACAATTTTTTTGTCCACACCCTTTTTGTACTTGGTTTTTACTTTTGTCAAATCATTAATTAATTTGTTGTTCCTATAACGTATTAGCTTCTCCGCGTATCCGTATCTAGTATGTGATGACATATAATTTTTAATACTAATATCAGATAATTCACTAATAAAAAAAAGATATTCATTATTGTACACTATATTACTTTCATAATTATTTTTTACACTCCCAAACATGGTTGAACAGAATTTTTCAAAATCATTACTGGTGTTACTAACTTTGTTCCTTAATGTTTGTATGGTGGCACCACTAGTTAGTGTGTAATTTACTAAACCATTTGCTGACGAACCCGTTAAATATCCACCCACCAAACCAGCTGATAAGTTTAATTTGTCTACCGACTTAGTCATTAATATTTGTGAGTCTCTTAATTCAATTAAGAATTTAGTAACTAACTGTCTAATACTCAACCAAGAATCTTTAGAGTGTTTTAACAATACTTGTTTTATATATTCTCTATCATACACACTACTAGTTATTGGTAGTTGTGTTTGTAGGTTGGTTGTCTCTGTTGTTATCGAGTTTACTAATTCAGTATATCTATTATCTAACCTTTTTAACCCATTATTTGGGTAACCGACGATATTCATACTTGTATCCATTATATTACCCCACTCATAACCAACATCTTCAAAAATTTCTTCAAGAACACCATGACCTTTCTGTGTGTATAAATCTATAAAAGTTGTATTGGTGAGTGTGCTGTAATCTTTTACATTTTTTAAGAATGTATTATATAAAACTTTATAATTTACTGTACCTGTTAAACTCATATTTAATTTTTTATTTACCCATAAAACCAGTTTCCCCTTCTGGTGTTATAGTACTTCCTTCTGGTTTTTTAAAGACGTTTGATAGGTTATTTGCGAAGTCACTTATTGATTCATTTAGTGTTTTCGGTATCGTTTCCTCTGCCGGTGTAGCTCTTTCGTCGTATAGTTCTGTATTCGCAAAATAACTAAACGATAAAGCGTTTTGTAATTCACTAACTGGCCCGGATAAACCTTGGCCACCAATAAACTTTAGGTTTGTTGATACATCTACAATCATTGGTTGCACACCAATACCTTCAGGGTTTAAATCAAATACTAATGGTTCGTAACTAAAACTTACAGAATCTATAGCTACTTTAGTGTGGTAAAAATCACCAATTCGTAATACACACACAGGTGGTGGTCCAAAAGCTGTGTTATCAGCGTCGATAACGGTCGTACCTTGTTCTGTTACTGTCGGTATGGTTTTCCCAGGTCTAACACATTGTAATAAAAAAGTAAGTCTGGCGTTTAAACCTTCCGGTGTCATGGAATGAAAAGCTGGGTGAAAGAATTTTAAATTATCTCTTAGTGATTGGTATATAAATGGGTACTGTTCTTTTATAAAATTAAAGTAATTCATTTCTCCCATCATTTTTCTAATTACCTTGGTTAACGTAGATTTCTTATCGACCCCACCAATAATAAACCCAGCCCCTATAGTCCCTTGTGTTGGGTTGGTTACGTTAATTTGACCGCTTTCGGAGTCTATTTCTTGTTGTTTCTCTATTTCGGAAACTATATCACTATCCATAAACCCACCCAAGTCTTTTTGCCCACCAGAATTTTCGATAACGGTTTGCTGTGTATTAGAATTCATTTCTTGTGTTACCTCTTTTGATTGTCCAGCTAGTGAAATTTGTATATTCATTAGTTCGTCTAGACTAAAGTTTGGGTACTCTTCGGCTAACTTATATATATCGTAGTCTCTACAACCAGCAAAAAAACTTTCTACAATTGCGTCAGCTTCATTATCTGGTATATTTTTAATTTGCCTATCTATTATGGTATTTAATATCGATGGGTGGTCAACCACAATTTTAAACGATAACGTACCAATCCTTTCTGTATGACTATAAGTGTATATTGGTTCTGGTCTACCCAAGAAATGATTTGGTGACCAACTTGCTGAATTTGTATCACCAAAACTTAAATCATAAGGTGGGAACCACATTATCCTACCACCATTTGGGCCTTTTTCTGAGGCTGGTAAATTACTTTGTTCTCCAGTACCTCGCCAAGCTAAATTTTCTATAGAAAACATATATTTTTTAACTTTAGTTCCGGTAGGCATAGTAGTCGACTTACCTTTTTCTGGGTTAGTTGGTGCTATATTTAGGTTAAATGTGGAGTCTAGTACTGAATCGGAGTTATTCCATTGGTTTCCCTTTGTCTTAACCAAGTTACTAAAGTTAGAATATGTATCGTCTTTTGTCCAACTTCTACAATACTCAACACAATTCCACGTTACCTCCCCTGGCGTGAAATTTATAACTCTAGAACCTTTAGATAAATTTTTATACCCATCATTAAATACTTTAGATACCTGGTCTATAGCATTACCAGCGTGTTTCCATTTCGCTCCACCATATGCTGGAGCTGAATCAACAATTTTTTGTGTATAATCTAATAACGAACCTTTCTTTTTAGGTTTAAAATCAGACCTAGTAGAAGCAAATAACATAGATTGGTTTCCAGATGCTATAGAATTTTTACCAAACCAGGTAAAACCACCCTCTAAACTCCCACCATCTGTTGTTGCGACACCCAAAGGTCCGAAATTATAATACCTCCATAAAGCTCTACCGTCAACATTGGCGAATTCTTTATAAACTTCAGAAGGACCATAGACTAAAGCTTGTATTTGTTTACCAAAAACGTCTTTTGGTGTGGCGTCAATAGGTGATTGTATAAGACCTGGGTCTGTATTTTTACTACCAACATAATAATTAGATAGTGGTTTTTCTACCGAAGAATCTACTTTTACTTCTGAGTAGTCAGGCCTAAACACATTATAATTTAAATTACTGAATAATAGTGATTGTTGGTCTTTCCCCATATACTCGATAAACTTATCAGATGGTGATGATATGTTTAATGGTGCATTTGGTAACCCACTAGTGTCTGGTTTACTCTGACTACTTGGTGTTACTTGTGATATGTTATTCGCCCCTTGACCAGCAATACTATTAATGTTGGGTGGTGATGATGGTGTTGTGTAGTATCCTGGTATTGTTGAGTCTGGTGAAAAATTACCGCTTAACCTAGTTAGATAATCTGATTTTTCAGGAATCAACATACCGGGTTTAGTGGTTACATTAAGTTTCGCACTACCTTTTTCACTAACATTAAAATCAAACTGAGCTATATTAAACCCTAAATTATCTTTTAGGTATGGTAATGAAGAGTTAATTAATATAGAATCATCTAAAATTTCAGAATTTATTATAACTTTTTGACCGTTAGTACTACGTATCGAGTTTAAAACTTCTATAGCTGTGTAGTTTGATGTTATAAATCCTTGTGGTTGTACGGTATTTGGGCTTATGTATTGTAGTTGTGCTTCTTTTACTAAATTAACAACATTGACCGATAGTGGGTTGCCGTAACCACCGTCTGGTCCGTATTTATTTACTAAAAATTGTGTTTTTTTAAATTCTATTCCGTTAATGTCGGTACCTTCTTCGGGTGATTTGGAGGCTTTAACCGAAAATACCTGTGGGTTCTCCACCACAACACTACCAGGTTTTTGACCACCATCAGGTATTTGACTCCCCCTATTTAAATAAGAACCGTCTAAATTTTTATTTAAAAGAGCTTCCCTAATCAATCTAGTACTTTCAATTCCTATCTTAAAATCACCTAAAGCATATGGGTACGATATTTGTGAATTTTTGCCTACTGACATAAGTTTATTATTTTATTATAAATAGATTGTCGTTAAGTTTTTAACTTAATAACACCTAAACACCAGGCTGTTTATTGCCTGGGTTATTTTGTATTGAAATAGCACTAGACAATTCTCTAATTAAAAATGGGGTTAGTGCTGAATGAATTTGTTTATCGGTTAACTTAATACTATTACCATCATACAATATTTCTAGTGGTGAAAATGTGATATTAATATTATTCCCGTTGGCGGTTGGGGTGTTACCTCCGTAGGTCTTGTTATTACTGTTATTATAGTTATTTACAATTTGTTGACCTTCTGGGGAGTTTAAATAAGCGTCAATATCACTAGCGTTTAATGGTCCTCCACTTGGTGACTCAACTGGTGGGACATAACCAACTGGAGAGTCACCCGTATACCCACCTTTCGCAGACACATAAGCCTCACTTAGGCCCGTACCTTTTGCTCCATACTCTAAAGCTGAACCAAACCCAGTTGTTGTGGTACTGAGTAATTCCTTCATTGATAGGGATTTTTGGTCACCGTCACTAAACATTTTACCAACATCCCCAGCTATTAGTTTATCACCAAAATCTGAATTCGCTAACGCAGCAGCAAAATCCTGGGCTGAAGTACCTAACTCACCACTAGCGGCCATTGAGGTTAAAAAAGTTTGTATCACAGATACATTCGCCGCCATACCCTCTTGGACTGTAAGTTGAGCTTTATTAACCTCATCTAAATCCATACCCTCTTTTTTTGATTGTTTTTGTAGGGTTTCCAATAAAGTACTATCTTCTGCCATAGCATCAGCAAGTTGGTCAAAACCTATTTCTTGGTCACCCATTTTAAGTAAAAACTCACCATCTGGATTAATGTCAGCCATTGAAGCTATCAACTCTTTGTCTTGTTTACTTAACTCTGGAATCCCACCTAATTTCCCAATAGCCTGAGTTCTTTTAGCTGCTTTAATCGCTGTTTCCGCTAAATTATCATAATCTTGTCCGGTCGCTTCAGCTATAGCTTTTAACCTTAATCTTTCTGCTGGTGTTATACCAAAGTCACCAGTAGCTTCGTTAAATGAAACCGCACTTTCTGCTGTTTTTACAAGTGAGTCTTTTAAAGCGTCAACATCATTTTGAGCCATATACATTAACTGGAATGGGTCTAGTAATTCACTAGCCGCACCACCAATCATTTGTAATTTAGACGCCATTTCAATTGCCCCTTCTGGTGTGAATGCTTTATCCGAAGCCTGGTACACATTATTCATTTTATACCCTAGGATTTGTGCTTCTGCTACCATTTCTGTTAAACCATCAACACCATTCTTAAAACCATAAGTGTTAATTTTTTCTATCTGACTTTGGACTGATGGTAGAAATTTAGATACTACAGCTCCATATCTTCCCGCGGTTGCTATGGCTTTATTTGTTGTTTCTGTAGCTTCTATCGACCCAACACCAATTTTATCAAACTCAGCTAACATCTTACCCATGTCCATACCGTATAACTTTTCCAACTTAGTTGCTTGGACTAGGGCCTCATCAGGTAATATAAAAGCTCTACCCGTTTCTAGTGCTGTACTTTTTAAAACTTGGAAAGCGTCATTTACTGTTATAGCGAAACCTTTAAAGTCTCTACTTGCAATAGTAACACCTTGTATCACACCATCCATCAATTCCGGGTCTAAACCTATACTACTAGTTAAATCTTTTTTAAACTGGTCTGTTAGTGATAGTATATCCAAATAAACACTTTGTATTGCCGCTGTTCTACCCCCTTCACCACCACCAGCACCCCCAGTCATAACCGAAATCATCCCTAACGTTTCGTTAAGTGTTAAGTCAGCTTGACTTCTTTGTCTATCTAATTCAGAAGTTATGTTTTTTAATTTACTTCTAATCGCTTTTGAGTTACCTGAATCGTACTTACTTCTGGTGGTACTAGTGTTTGTATAATTTTGGTCTTGTAGGGCGTCTTTGAAACTGGCGTCCGTAACATTTATCACCTCACCAGCGTTGGGCCCATCCGCGACCACCAATTCAACAACAAATGATGGTATCGGACGACCAACCCCTAGTTTTTTTGCTAATTTAGTGGAGATTGGGTTACCACCCTTACCCAATTTATTTATGGAATTGATTCTAGATTGTCTAGTTGGTTCGTCGTACGTGTTAAATATACCTAACGGTACACCCAACTCTGGATGGGAAGCTAAATACGGAATACCTTTAGATAAGGAACCCTCAATTGATAGTTGTATTGATACGTTAATCATAGAATTGTTTAACTATAAATATTTTATCTTTTGTTTTTGTTCTGTGCTTGTTCAATTGCCTCATTTCTCTTCTCTATTTCCTCCGAAAATTTATTAAGATAGAATCTTCTTTCGAAGACAGGCATGTTAAGAATGTCTTTTCTGGTGAAACTGAAGTTTTTACTTAGGTAGTAAATCTCTTCCAGCAGCGCATACCTATAGCCCGAAGAAAGGGCGAAAAAAGTTTAAACCAAAATTAAGTGTGAATTTAACTTCTTTACCAGAAGGAGCTGTTGTGGTTCTAGTAACATCTAAACCTGGTTGTACTTGTGATAAGAATTTTTTAACAGCTTGAGCGTCTTTTAATGGTAGTGTGTGTATTGTTGCTGATAGTGTCATTGGGTCTACTTCCCCATCTATATCAATTATACTTTTTTCTAGTCGTTTTGTAGCCATGGGTTTAACCTTCATATCCCCGTAACTTTTTTCTAAGTCATCCAAATCTAACTGGTCTTTTGGTGTTATAAGTCTTAGTTTAACTTTTTTATTTGACATAGGTAATGTAAAATTAAATTGGCCCTTCTCGTTGGGTTCGAACTTAACTTCTTTGGTTCTTACGATTGATAGGTCTTCTATGTGGTCAAACTGTTTATTAGTGTCTGGGTCTGTAAGTGTAAATTTATACTCCGAACCAAAAGCGGTATTACGTAAGAAAATAAAGATAGCCTGTTTATCACATTCAGCTAATTGTTTAACATCAATATCTTTGTCTTGTATTTTATTTTGCAATAAAACATCCATTAGTTCACCAGATTGTGATAAATTTGTGGATGATAGTATGTTTTCGTCTGATGCTGTTAAATAAGAAACTTTTAAACTTTTTTTATTATAAAAAATACCATTAGATGGTAATGTAACAACATCATACGCTATTGTTGGTTCTATTTGTGAATTATTGTAATTTTCCATTTGATATATGCTTTATGCTTTATTTTAGTAAAAAATACCTATATAACCATATATAGTAAATAGGTTTCGTCGGTAACTATTAGAATAAAAAAAAGCCTTACTCGGTAAGGCTATTAATTAGTATGTTATAATAAGTTATATTAGTAAACTAATATACATCTATCAGGTCTTAGAGTCGCCGCTATATTAGCCAGACCTTCATCACTATAACCCAAATCGTTAAAATTAACGTCAGTTAAAAAACAACCTTGTAAAACCCACTTTTCAACAACTACACCTGTTGGGTCCAACATTTCCAAATCAATATTTTTTTTATACCCAGCAGCGTAACCCATTCTACCGGTTACTGACTCAGCGTGTAATCTAACCCACTCCATAAGTGCTTGTGAAGCTGATGGCCCAATTGGGTCTCTAAAAGTTACGTTGATTGTACCCCACGTAAACCTACCAGCTACATATGTGGATGTATTTAAAAATGGTATTTCTACAGCCCCTATGGTAACTTGTGGTCTTGATGTACTTTCTACGTACCATTCGTTAATACCTAAAGACGAATCAAATCTCATTATAAACCTATTCTTTTTCTTTGGTTCATACGGTACGGGCATTTTCATTAATAAATCGGCCATGTTGTTTTAATTTTTAATTTTTTTATTTATAATAACCATTATACGGTTTATTGTTTAATAGTTATAACTATAAATATACCGTTACAGCAAAATAACGTTAATCACCCACCTTAGATACTATAATTTTATTTTTATCACCTTTAGATGTGTCGTAAACAAGAAACTTAATCTCTGGGTAGTTACTACTTAGTTCATCTTCAATGTAACTAATTACAGCTTCTACATTTTTTTTATCGTCGTCACTGAACCCTATCGATAGGTTAGTGTGTTCACCATTCGCGATATTTTTAGCTCCCATAACAACCCTAGTCACATAATCCTTTAAGGCTATTTTTTTACCCTCTTCAGGGTTATCAGCATCCGACTCTATACCGAATTTACTTCTAAATTCTAACGAACTAACCGGGGAATAATCATTTTCACCCAAGTAAAAATCAATTGTTTCTTCCAGACCCAACCCTCTTGCTGATGGGTATGATTCGGTTATATTCTCCACCATCTGACCTATTTCTTCAGGACTAAAGGTCATACTAATTAATATCCTAACACCTTCTTTAATAGCGTTCGGTGATGTACCTCTAGCTGTTATTATGGAGAATGGGTTGGCGTAGATAAGAGATTCTTTAAATTTCTCAAAACTAGGGCCAAACATTTTTTCGTCTATGGCTTTTTTTGTGTCTCTTATAAAAGACTCTGGTTCTCTAAAATTAATAAAGGAATTTTTACCTAACCTATACTTTGGGTCGTTCCTTAATTCAGCAAATTCAGTAGTACTTACATCAACCGGCACCCAATCACCACCATCACTACGTTCCATCTTTATTTTGGTTGGCATGTATAGAATGTTATCGTCCCAATCAAAAGAGTAACCCCTTATATCAGTACCCCTCAACACCTCACCAATCTCATTTACCAACATCTTAACTTGTTCTTCACCAATTATAAAACTTCTTTTCATATATTATAAATATAAATTGTTTTTGTTAATTTTTTTATTATCTTTGTAGTATAAATTACTCTATAAGTTGTAACCACAAGGATAAATTTTACGTATAACTTACTACTAACCGAATGTCTAATTAATAAAATAAATAAAATGAACAAACTACTAACAACTTTATTACTCATACCAATTATCCTTACAGGGCAAAACAAAATAACTTGCATGTACGACTCAACAACTAATAAGTTTAATATACCAACTAATTTGGAGTTAATGTCTTTAGGTACACCTACAATAACTAATAACGACAAATTAATACCCATGGGTGAACTTGACGTTATAGAAATGGATATGGTTTTATTAGATTTAATTAACGACTATAGGGTTGACAATAACTTATCACCTATAAAGTTCAGTAATAGAGTTTGGGGTGTCGGTTTCCACCATACAACATATATGGTTAGGTCTGGAGATTTAAGTCATAACGAATCTACCGATTTAAACAATTTTGTAGAATTATCTTTTGATGAACGGGGTGGGAAACTTTGTGATACCGTAGGTAAGGGTTCTTTTTCAATAAGTGCTTACGAAAACTTAGCTAGAGTTTATGATACTGGTGATTTGTGGGGTGTCGCTGAAAAAATACTAAATATGTGGATATCTTCCCCAGAACACAACAGTACTCTATTAACCAAAACTAATAAATCTTCTTCTCTGTATGGAGCTTCAGTTTCCCATTCAAATAAAAAACGTGGTGTAGAACACACTAAAAACATATGTATTTACACCACGTTAAATATCGTAAAAGTATTAAATTAACTTCTTGATGGGTTATAGTTTTTACCAGTAGTGTTCATTCTATTAAACATAGTTCTCATCTTATTAATTTCAGATTCGTTAATTGTTTGTGTGGTCTTTAAACGACTAGACTCACCCATTTGACCTTTAGGTCGACCACCATCTGATTTTCCTCCACCAATGACACCACAAGGTGGACAACCAAATAATTGATTTGGATTGCAATTATTATCACATTGCGCAGCTGATTTTCCTTTACTTTTAGGAACATCATCTTGAGTTGAAAATGTTTTCTTTTTTCCTTCACCCAACTCCCCCTCAACACCATCATCGTGGTCATGGTCATAATGGATATCATCTTCAAGGTCTTTAATGTGAACATGACCACCATCATCATGTTTTAAATCATATAATTCCTCATCATCTTGACCCATATCTTCACCGTAATGTAGGGATTCTTCCCAACTAGAGTCTTCAGTCATTACACCTAAAAGTCTATTTAATTGTTCTTCTGTCATAACTATTTTTTGTTTTGCGTCCTTAGTAAAAGTTTTTTTATTACTTTTAGGTACACCAAGTTCTTCTGTTAATACTTTTTTATTAAATTTCATAATCTATTATATATCTTCAAACGATGCACCTGTAGGTGTAATTAGGAATTCAATAAATATGAATTCTAGTGCTCTTGTTGGTTTTATGTAAATTTTACCATTCATTTCATTTCTATCAATTTCTTCTGGGTCATTAGAAAGTACAACTCTAAAGTCAGTTAAACCCCTATCTCTTCTAATAGAGTCTAGAATTGGGTTAACTAAGTCTAAGAATTGTTGTCTTACTACATCATCATTTTGTTCAAATAATAATCTAACCGCAACTGCTGAAATTAATTTTCTAGTTTGTAATAGTAATCTTCTAACATTAATTCTATCTAAAGCTGATTCCTTAACTTGTAATGTTTTGTTACCAAAAATTATAGGCCCCACATCACTAAATGTTGCTATTGGATTTAATCTACCAACATAAAGTGTGTCTCTATCGTCTAAAGTAAGTTTTGTTCTAGCTTTAATGGCGTTTACAACACCTCTAGTATAACCTGCCGACGCGAACCATGGAAATGCTATATTATCTGTCAATGCTAAGTTTCTAACCACCTCACCTGTTGGTGGGATGTATAATTGTTTATTTGTGTTATTGTCTCTAACTTGAACCCAAGGATAATAAGTTGCTGTGTAGTTTGAGTCTATGAAACTATCTTCCATATTATTTACAGCTTCTGTCGCGTCTATTTTATTTTTTGGGTCTGTTGTTGTGTCTACGAATAAATTATAATCCGGTGTTGTTGTTATATACAACGAGTCAGCTCTTTCATTTTCAACCATATCTATAGTATTGTTTACTAATGATAAATTATTGACGTAATCTATACCAGGTGTAACCAATACATTTATATCTACAGCTTCTGGATTTGAGAATTTGTGGATAGCTCTGTTATAAGCGTCATAGTCAGTATTTGACTCGGTTGTTGATATTTTCTTAAATGACCCTAGTCCTGTAGCGTCTGGGTAGGTTGTGTCTGAACAAGTACCGTATTTATAACCAGTCATACCTAATCGGTATGTGTCCATATTTGTTCTAGTTTTTCTATACTCATCCCAACCATCAAACCCACCATAAGGAGCTAAAGTAAATTTCCTTGATACTAATTTGTAATATGGGTCTGTTGTTTTTGTAGGTTCTGATTGGAAAGATGCTGCACCAACCATAAACATAGACTTACCACTTAATGTGGTTGCTGTGTTAGTTAAGTAAGAACCAGAACCGGCTACAACCACCGTTGCTCCAGAGTCCATATGGAACCCTTGTGTTAGAACAGGCCAGTCTGACCCACTAACATTTGTACATACGTTAGTTGGTGTCTTATACCCTTTATATTCGAAGAAATCAAAGTCAATCGCAGCACCCTCACCTGTAGATAACCCTAAGTAATTTTTTCTTATGTTATCCCCAGCTGAAATTGATGAGTTGGTTAAGTTACCAGCAGAATCAAAATATGGGTCATAAACTACCTCACCAGGTGTAAAATACTTAGTTTTCCATTGTGGGAATGGATTTGTAGTACTATCACAAGACTGTCTAAATTTATACCCTTCAAACCCTGATGGTAACGCATCTTTTAAATCACCTTCTAATACCGAGTCAGTTAATTCTAACATAGTATATATTGATTTTAATTCGTAGTCACCGTCAGACGTACCCACTTTCCTACCTATAAAATTAGGTAATGTAGGGTTTAATGAACATCTAGTATATTTTTCGAACACTATTGGATTCGCGTCAGTATCGTAAAAGTCTCTAACAACAATATCAAACTCTAACCTTTCAAAAGAAATATTAGTTATAGATATTTTATGTTCCCTATTTGCTGATGTACCATCAGATATCGAAATAAACCTAAACAACCTAGAAACATCAGTACCTCTTAATTCAGAAACGACGTAAGGTGTTGTTGGTGTTTGCCATTCATTCATATACCAACCTAAAGACGTTCTTAGTGTATTATTAAATCTAGCTGCTGGCCTATAACAACTACAACAATTTATACCTCTAACATATTGTCGTCTGTAAAGATATTTTAATAGGTTTGGGTAAACTTCCTCAACAAAGATTGGTACTTCCGTATCTTTTCTATCAAAAACTTTTCTACCTAATACTCTGGATATATAATCCTTTTTACTTGTATCTAACGATGTTGTAAATTTATGCACAATTCCTTCATCAGTTTTAGCTGATATACCAAAAGAAGAAAACGGGTCTTTTAATAAATCCTGGAATACACCAGAACAATCTAAATCCACACCACCTTGTTTATAACCGTCACCAGTACTTGCACTTATTTGGTATGTCGGACCACCACTAGTTAGAGTACTTTGACCTCTAGACCTTAACGTTGCGATTGTCATATTATGATAATCTGTATTAGCACTTACACAATCGTAATTTGAATATGAACCACTAATAGATAACCCTAAGTATGTTACTGCTGAACAAGTACCTGTATAGAATGTTGTAAATGAAGATAGTGAATTTCCCGTTACAAACCATGTATTATTAACATCCCCACTCAAACCATTAGCTATTAGTGAACCAGCAATTTTACCTCCGGCTGTAGTTCCATCGTTATATCTAAGATTCAGACCGATACCACCACTACCAGCATTAACGGCATTTTGTGGTATCAAACCAGTGTTTGCGAAACCACTTAATGTTACGGATACAGCTGTATATGCTGGATGTGAACCTTGTATAGCTGTTGTGTGTGTGACATCGTTACCACAAGATACTAATCTGTAATCTGTTATACCACCAGTATAGTCATCAACACCTAAAGTTGTTATAGCTCCAGATAAAGTACTTCCAGTACCATACGTGTCACCCACAAAAGGATATTTGTTTGGTAGGTATTGTCCAGATTGACCGGCCCCTTCCCTACCAGCTTGAGTTCCAGCTGAGAAACTCCAGAAATTTTTATATAATATTGTCCCCGGTTTAGCTGAATTACCAAGGGCACCACTACCAAAGGACCATTCCTCCCATGTGGATGCTGATGTTACCGCGGTATAAGAACCAATATTAAGAACGTCCGTAGAACTATTTTCTGATATTAAACCTTTAACTATATTAATACTTGATGTTCCTGTATTTCCAGAAACACCTGTATTTGTTGGTACCTGAACATATGTTGTACCTGTACTAGCTGATGAAACAAACATGTTAAATGAACCACCAGAATAACAACTAGAAGTACAAGTTGTGGAATCACCTTTATAATCAAACAAACTAAGATACCAACCATCATTTGTGTCACCTGTAAAATATTCTTGGAATGTTTGGGTCGCTCCAGTTGCTGCTAATGGATATGTAGCCCCTAAACCATAAGAACCGGGACCAAAATTTGTATTAACACCTAATCTATTATAAACACTAACCGGTTGACCTGTCCTACCTGTAATACTTTGGAACTGAAGATATGTATCACCTGTATATAAAAAACCATAATAATAGTACTCGTTTGAACCCGAAACTTCAAAAGACGACTGGTCATTATCTAACAAATTATTTGTTATGTGAGATATTTCTGTAATCAACGTACCCACTTCATCACCAGTACCATTATACCAAGTATCACCAGTAACTTGGTAGGCATTTCTAAATGGACCACTAACCCCACCAACCGGTGAAGTTGTCATCCCACTTATAGCTGACCCAAAAACTGAATTTGATAAGGTTTGGTATATTGTTGATGTGTTAATAGTACCCCCTGTTAGTGGAACAAAATAATTATCTGTATATACTGATGTGGTTTGTGCTGTAACACCAGACTGCACCAATGATGTTTGCATTTCACCTATAGTTAATAATTGCCATGATGGTCCAGCGTCGTACCCAGAAAGTCCTAGAACTCTAGTAACAAATAATTGATTAGATTGGGATAGATACGACCTAGCTATGAAAGATGTTTCATATTTTGGAATCTGGGAGTCCGTATACTTTTCAGGGTCCGTACCACCAAATCTACTTCTAAACGTATTAAAATCTGATACGAATATAGGTTCAAACGCTGGTCCTTTATGTGTTTCACCCACAACACCTAATGTAGTAACACCAACACTTTGTGCTACGAATGTTAAATCTTTTTCCGCGGTGTACACACCTGGGGATACGAATACTTTTTGATTTTCTGCCATTTTATACTATTTTAGTTATTTTTATATATTTTATTAATAAATATTGATTTCAAATCGAAAAGTTTATGTATATGAGAATATAATTATATATAGTATGAATAATTTCTACCTTTTTTCACCCTTTAATTAAAATGGAAATAAAAAACTTAAAAATACGTAAAGAATTTCATAAGTTATTAAAAGACTATTGTAAAACTAACGGTTTGGTTATGTCTAGGTTTTTAGAAAAACTTATACGGGATAAATGTGTCAAAAAACAAGACATATATGGTGAATAAAATTAAAAATAAATAAACTCCTCTAACCTTACTTGAGCGGTGCCCGAACTTGTTTTTGAGATTGTTACAATTAATACGTCGCCTATAACGACCTCCAAATTACCTTGTGTACCAACACCATTTATAGTATAAGTAACCCCACTTACATTATTAGACCTAATTAAATTTACATTAGCATTATAAGAGTAGGTTATTGTTTGCGTGGTTTCGGAAACTGTAAAATCTAATTTTCTCCTAAACTTATTTTCATTATATATGTTTATTGGTTGTTGACCAACAATCGATGGGCTCCCAAACCCATAATCTTTATGTGTTGTGTTTGTATCAAAAAACAACATAGACCTTGTTATAGCTGGTTTGACTTCAAACTCTTCTTCATCAATTAAGAATCCTTGTAGTTGAAATGTGTAGCTTTGTTGGTAGTATCTTCTTTCGTCTGTATTCACCACACTTTCATCAGAAATAGTTGTTAATATTAGTGGTATGTAGTGCCCTTTAACAAATGTGTAGGCTTGACGGGATGTAAACTTTTGCATTATTGACTTATTAAATCTATTAAGTTCTCTCATCCTATTACATATTATTTTAACATTATATGTGATGTCTACCGGTATAGGTTGTGGTATGGTGTATATGTCAACACCCTTTCTAACACCATCCCAAGTCGGTACTTTAGCGAAATGAAATTGTTTTCTGTCTGGTATGGTATATTGTAGTGATGGGTTTGTACCATATTGTACGTCTGGTTGTCTAACAACAACTATGAAAGGTAATGACACATTTTTATCTTTGGTGGAAAAACTCCATGTTTGGGAAAACTCACCCCACCTTTGCAAAGTTAGTATTCTATCTATCACCGGTATTTTTTCACCACTAGATGAGGTATCCAACTCCTCCTGTACAAACTCCAACATACCAGAGTCTAAATCGGCGTGTAGTATGGATTTTGGTAGGTAAGTTCCTTCATCCGTTATAAGTTGACTTAATTCCTTTCTACGATTAGGTGTTGTTAAACCATTATACCCATCAGGATATTGTGGTTGTGGTTGACGAGGTACCACATTTAAATTAGTTTTTACTTTTTTTGGGATTGCCATTATATACCTTTAAACTCGTTTGGACTTACGTATGAACACACTATCGTCCTATAATAAGCCTTATACCCACCTATAGTGTGTGCTAGGTCAGATGTTACTCTACCGTCATTTGTTACAACATAGTATCTCATCATATCTTCATTTTCAGCATAACCGACATAATCACCATACGATATATCTATAGATAACTCCTCCATATGTTTACTATAAACACTTAACGTCATATTTCCGGGTTCCATTTGGTTGACCAGACCATCAGCATAACTTTTATTTTGTGGGGCTGCAACACTTACAAGAGCGTTAAACTCCACAGGTGATTTATATCTAATCTCTTCTGGTCCCGCCTCACCATAAACATCGTCTACATCACTTTTTTTCTTATCAACCCTAAATAACACTAATGTAAAATTCATATCACCATGTAACCATTCCATACCCATCTTCTGTTCTAAAGAGAAATCTTCAGAACCAAAGAACCTAGATAGTCTTGTTATTGGTATTTTTTTCTGTTCTGCCATATATTAATAAATAGTTAGTTGTCTATCTTATGTATTTTATTATATTTGTAATTACTTATGGATATAAATTTACCGGAAATAAAAGCTAAAAAAATACTTTTAAGTTATAGTGGTGCAAATAACTATATAGCTCAATTAGGGTATTCCCATAATGTTTATAAATCCAAACAACTTACCCGTAGACAATCCGAATATATACTTAATAATTATAAAGACATACCTAAAGTAGCTAAAAAATGGGTTGAAATTGATGATTATTTTGCTGAAACTCTTATGGTACAAAAACTATTACAGAATAAACCTTCTAAGATTTGGGTTGAAAAGATTTTATCTGAGACCCCAAAAGCTTTTCATCTGTGGGGTAAAATTCTAGACTCTGATAGGTTTTCTGATTTTTGGGTACCTAAAAATCAGTTAATTATTAATAAAGAAAGGATTGTAAAGGTAGACTACACACCGTACTCCAACAGAGAACCATACGAACACCAAAAAGTAGCCATAGAAAAATTATTAGGTAATAATAAGTTTATATTAGCCGACGATATGGGTGTTGGTAAGACCACCAGTGCTGTAATAGCTGCCATAGAAAGTGGTGTTAAAAAAATTCTAATTATATGTCCAGCGACTTTGAAGTTTAATTGGAAGCGTGAGATAGAGAATTACACTAACGAAACAATAACAATTGTCGATGGTAAAAAGTGGGGGTCTAGCAAGTTTATAATAGTAAATTATGACATATTAAAAAATTTCCACTCTACAGATAAGAAAGATAATTTAAATATAATCAATGATGAAAATTTTGATTTGGTGATAATGGATGAGGCTCATTACGTATCAAATTCAAAAGCCCAAAGGACTAAACTAGTAAACGACATTACATCTAGGGTTAATAGGGTTTGGTTGTTAACTGGAACACCAATGACGTCAAGACCTATGAATTATTACAACCTTCTTAAGATTGTAGAGTCTAGAGTGACGAATAATTGGGTTGGGTACGTTAAAAGGTATTGTGAGGGGTACCAAATAAATAGGGGTGGTAGGAAAATATGGTTAACTAATGGTGCGTCAAATCTAGATGAATTGAGAGATAGGACAAAACAAAAAGTATTAAGGAGGCTAAAAGAAGAAATATTAGATTTACCAGATAAAATAATAACACCAATATTTTTAGAACTTAATTCTAATGAGTATAAAAAAGAGGTTGGTGAGTATCTAGATTGGGCGGATAAAAATGGAAATGAAAGTTTGTCTATACAACTAACTAAATTAATGAAAGTTAGACAAATTATAGCTAACGAAAAATTAAAAAATACCTTTGAGTTAGTTGACCAGTGCTTAGAACAAGATAAAAAAGTTATAGTTTTTACAAATTTCACTAACCCTTTAATGGAGATATGGTCTAAATATAAAAAAGTATCGGTACCTTTGTATGGTAAAATGAACCAACAACAGAGACAGGAAAGTGTCGACTCTTTTCAAAACGACCCAAAAATAAAAGTATTTGTTTCAAATATAAAATCTGGTGGTGTTGGTATTACGTTGACCGAAGCTGAAGTTGTTATTTTTAATGATTTGTCATTTGTACCATCAGACATGTCACAAGCTGAAGATAGAGCGTTCAGAATAGGTCAAAAGAAAAACGTATCTTGTTTGTACCCTATTTTTGATAATACTTTGGAACGGGTTATATATAATATGGTACAAAGAAAAAAACGTATAATCGATACAGTGTTAGGTGATAATATAAATGATGAAGATTTTATGTTAAGTATTATAGAGGAAATGCAATCACTTTAAGTATTTATTATGAAACAAACTAGTAATGGGAAATATAAGAGAAGAAATAAATAGAGTTAATGAAATAATGGGGGTGTCTTTAATAAAAGAACAAACACCCACCAAAAACCAAAATTTGTTAGTAGAATCTATAATGGGAAATATGAAATCTAATATTGGTAATGATTTTAATAACATTTATGACGAACTTAACTTTTGTAATTTTTTAGATTACTGGAAGAATAGGTATGGTGGTTATTACAACTCTAACCATTTTAGTACGTATGATGAACCAGTAAAAGAAGCTTTTAAAAAACACGAAACTGCCAACGCTGACCTTAAATTTATTAGTGCTGTAGCTTATGCTGAGTCACGTGGTATAGCGGATAATAGAGGTAACCCAACTTGTTATGGTTTATTCCAATACTGTAGAAAATATATGCACACTTATGGGATAAACAGTAGAGAGGAGGGTGAAAACCCAGATATAGCAACTAGACAATTTGTTAAACACATAACTAAACTAGGGAATAACCTTTCAACATACACCGGTAAAGATGTTTTTGCTCCTGAACACCAATATTTACTTTATCTAGCTTGGCAACAAGGTTCTGGTGGTATTAGAACTATAATAGATGGTTGTAAAGATGGGGTTTCCTCAAGTAAAGATGGTTCTGGTGATGTCGATGTTCAAGTTTATGATGTTGTTAGTTCGGTTCAAGTTGACGATGTTTTATCTGGTGAAGCGACAATTAAACGTGGTGATATGGGTGATTTAGTATCCTACATACAATCGGTACTAGTTTTTGACTATAGTGTTGATTTAGGTGATTTTGGTGAGTTAGAGGATGGCATAGATGGTAAATTTGGACCTAAGACTGTGGAGGGGGTTAAACTCTTCCAAGAAGATTTTGGTTTGGTGACTGATGGTGTTGTGGGTCCCTGTACTTTAGATACTATATTAGAGGGTTCTGTTCATAGTTGTTGTAAACCTGATGGGTGTAAAAATAATAGTTGTAAAGACTCTAAATGGTGTAAATCAATTAAAAAAGACAAAAAGTCTGTAAAAACTAAACAAAAAGATAAAGTAGATTATGGTAACATTTCAGAAATTGAGCCGGAATCTCCATGTAGTGGACTACAACTAGCTAAAATACCTAACGCTGTAAATGCTTGGAGGAGTGGTCAACCTACAGCTGAAGAATTAGTTTGGATTATTGAAACTTATAATATAGAACATATTGTAAGAATGAATGGTGATAGTGCCAGTGATAAATCCGCAAGGTGTGGTGGTACTCTTACCACAAAAGAAGAGGAGAAAATAGCGAGTTATTATGGTGTTGAATGGTACGGTAACACCAAACACACTTCTGGTGGTAGTTTTTATAGTTCACACGGAAAGGGTAAACCTGGTGTGGGTAGAAATATTACAGGAGGTAGTGTACCACCAATAGTAGACCTTATTGGGGAGGGTAATGTTTTAGTTCATTGTAGGAATGGGGCTGACAGAACAGGACAAATGGTTGGAGCTTTCCTGTCTCAATATTGGTCCAACCCAGAAGATTTATGGGATTATGCGATAAAGTTTAATAATTGGGGTGGCCCAAGTGGTCATATTTGTGAACCTGGGGGTAACTGGGGGTATATAAAATATATGGAGGCTTTCTACCCCTTAAGGGATTGGTGTCAAGCTGACGAAAATAGAAGTAGTTGTTCTTCTTGTAAAAATATAGATAAAATAGATAGAGTATATTAATGATGGATGATTTTGAAAAACTTATAGACGATTTAGACCCTACGCAGGGTGGACCTCTACTAACATTGAGTAGTGTGGAAAGGCACGATGTGGCACGTTTTATAGAACAACTTAGGTTGTGGGGTAAATATAATATGGTAACGACAGATTTAAGTCCTTATTTAACTGACCCTAAGACAGTTATAGAAGGAGAATTAGCTCATGAGATATTGTTATACGCTACAGAAACTGGGGAATTCCCTGTTAACATGTCAGAGTTTATGGAAAACCAACCGGAACCATTACAATATATCTGGGAAAATTCTCAAAAAATGAGAGATTTAATGACTAGAGCTACTTTAAAGTTTTTAGAATCTCAAAACTTACCAATGGACGATAAAACCATTAACGATGCTTTTATAATGTTAGCTAGAAAAATTTATAGAAGTATTTTAACTGGTCCTTATTTAGAAAGAGTACAATCAAAAAGATAATGTCGGTTTTGATATTTCTGGAAAATTTTTAACAACGTTAGTACCTAACCATTTACCCCAACCATTATTTAACTTAGAGGACCACTTCCAAAATTGTTTGTGATTTATACCACCACCTATCGGACTTACATCTTTTTTTGTTAGTGGGTTACCCGTTTTCATGGAACTGTATAATTTATTTTTATTTTTAAATAACAATATTAATAACGGTAATTTTACACCATTACTTTCTAAACCCATAATAGTTTTAAAAGATTCTTTAGAAAGTGGGGCTAATTTTGCCATAACCTTAGCGTCTACATTATATTTTTTTAAGGTTTGGGTTACCTTTGCTGGTTGTTGTTTTAATTGTACTTCTATATTATCCACCACTTTATCTATAAATTCTTTAGTTTGTACCTTATTAATATCCGTAATATCTTTTAACGTATCAAACTTATATTTCTTAAGTAGTTCGGTTTTTTCGTTTGGTTTTTTTATGTTTTTAGTGGGTTTTATTGTTTTTACACTTTTATCAGCCCTTACTTTTGATGGTTCTTCTATGTTTCCACCACGAACTATTGGTCTTACTACCCTAGCTACTCTAGGTTGTTCTCTATCTCTTGTTGGTTGTTCTCTATCTCTTGTTGGTTGTTCTCTATCTCTTGTTGGTTGTTCTCTATCTCTTGTTGGTTGTTCTCTATCTCTTGTTGGTTGTTCTCTATCTCTTGTTGGTTGTTCTCTATCTCTTGTTGGTTGTTCTCTATCTCTTGTTGGTTGTTCTCTATCTCTTGTTGGTTGTTCTCTATCTCTTGTTGGTTGTTCTCTATCTCTTGTTG